TTACATTAATTGTCCATTATATTTATCATGTACAAACCCCTTAATACCCAAATACGTCCTAGCAGCTTCCTCGCTCTCAAATAACCTATTTAAGCGTACTCTGATTCCACCGCCTTCATCGAACTTAACAAGAGCCATATTACCAGTTATATGAGCTACAGTAACTTTTCTTATTTTTAGATTATTTTCTATGATGTAAGCAGTAATACCTTCTTTCATAACATACCTCCATTATAATAAAACGTCTGTTCTGATTATTATATAAAAATAAAAAGAAATAAGTCAAATAAGAATCGTAAAAAATAGGGATACCAGATTAATTTCTAGTATCCCTATAGTTATATATAAAATCATCGTGTTAAAACAATTTATAATTCGGCTTTTCTTCGTTGAAAAACCAAAATCTTATATAATCATCTAATATAATTGCCACTAAAGACAATATGCACCAAATTAGTGTAAATGGCAAGCATATTTGACCTAAAATATTAAAAGGCATATGAGAATAATCCCATATACCTAAATGTAACCAAATATTCAATATTAATCCAGTAATAAATTCATAGAAGGTTATTAAACAACCTCCAATGGCACATTGAATTAATAACGGTGTTTCCCAACTTAATATTTCATTAATTAACCCAATTGATATGAAAGACACGCCGCCAAGCACACCCATTGTCCAATGTGAATGTCCTCTATATATCAATTCAATACTAACATATATAAGACCTCCAATTAAGAATAAAAATAAATACTTATTAATTAACTTTAACTGTTTCTGCATTTAACACCTCTATAATCTTTTGAGAATGCTCCATAATAGTCTTATAATTATCAAGATATTCACCTGTTAATTCCTGCCCATATTGAACCACTTGAACATCTTTAATGTCGGTTAAAGTATATACATAAGCTTTTAACTGGTTTAAATAGGTTGTATTAGAAGTAACATTGATTTCTTGCAATATATATATATTATAAATATCTTCAGGTGTATATAGTCTACACAAACTTTTATCTGAATGATATGGCACATTCATACCAGTTGTTTTTGCCATACTCACAAGATTGCTAATGTTATTTTGATCGGTAACAGTGTAAGAGTAGTGTTCTTCATTGTATACGATTCCTGCAACGATAACACTCTGACAGGCATTTGTTAATTCTTTTATTTTATTTTCAAGCGCAGCATTATAAGCATTTTGTCTGTTTATTTCTAAAATCTTATCTTTATCTTCTTGAGATATCTTGACTATTTGATTATCTACTAATTGATAGTTATATAATCCATTTTCGTCTACAATATCTAAAGCCTCAGGAAATCTATATTTCTTACCCTTTCCTGAGCAAACAAGATAACAATCTGAAATATTATCTTTTTCGCTTGAAAATTGTCTTGTAACATATTTTTCCCAATTGTATTCGTAGTATATATAATATATTGTATCAAGCTTACTGTACTCTATATAATTATCGGTTGTATCATAAATATAAAAATATTCCGAAAAATCATATACACAAGTTTCTTCATCGGAATATATTTTAAAACCATCATCATTTGAAAAAATAACATTATCAATAAAATATATTCTAACAATATTTGGAAATTCAACAAATTCATAATCATTTATAGTATATTTACTTTTTTTTAAATCATTAAATTCAATATACATTGATTTCATTCCTCCTTATAAAGTTATTTTGAAAGTTTTTGTATCGAAATTTAATTTTCTTATTAAGTTTTTGGTTATATTAATTATGTAAATGTCCCGTCCGTTATATTCAATAGTGATTTGACTTGATGAATTATTTAATGTACCAAAAAAATCTTCGTCAGTTAAAACATTTTTAACTATCTTCTTCTTGTTAAATACATATATTGTAAAATTATTATCTCTTGTAGAAAAGTCATGAATTGATATTGTTGCATCTACATCAATCAAAGAAAATTGCGCATGTGATATTATATAGTGATACATATATTTAGCAGTATATCCACTCCACTCAGTATCGCTGGAACTATAAGAAATATCACCTTCAAAGTCTTCGTGATAATAAACACTATAAAAATCTTTAGTGTAAGGATTATAGTAATAAGTAAGATTAAAATCTTCATATGAACTTGGCTCATCTATCGTATAACACTTATGATTAATGGTTTTAATAACATGAGCATCTTCATAATTTAAAAAACCATCTTTTATAATGGGAACTTCTATCAAAAAATCATCAGAATAATCATTAGTCCATTCATCTTCTCCGCTTGATTCGTTAGTGCTATAATTTCCATAAACTAATAATAATAATTTATTTTCACTGTAATTAATTCCATATAACCTAAGTTCTAAAGTGTCAAAATCTAAATTCCCTATCATCATAAAATTTTGTTCGATTGTATTAGCTGCATCTACTCCAATCATCTTTGAATAAATAGATTTATTTTGACTTCTATATTCAATTTGAAGATTCATTAAATAAGAAGCATAATATGTACCACTCCTGTCCATATTACAAAAAACACCATTTCCCCATGCAATAAAATCACTACAATATCCTACTAAATCTTCAGATGTAAAAGAATCAACTAACGAAGAAGTATTTATATCTATTACATTAATTGTTTGACCATTTCTTTTAGAAAATAGAAAACAGTTTATTCCATATAAACCGACAAATTCACCATATTCATATTTAGAAAAATCCCAAACTTTCGGAGCTTTCGTCCAGACAATCGTGCCATTATATATTACTTTTTCAATCGCCGTACCATTATATACAATGTTATCCATATTTGTTGCATTTGTTATTATTCCCATAATATCTCCTTAAATTTTAAGTAGTAGTAATTGTTAAAGTAGTACCAGATAATGAAAATTTAGGTATTTTCTTATAGACGTTATAAAGTGCAGTCTGAGAAGGTGCTATTCCTGAATCGGCAGTACCTACAGCAGAAGTGTAAGTATCGCTTAGCTTGGTATGACCATAATTAGTTGAAGTTGACTTACCATAAGTAACAGCGGAACTAGCGTGTGAAGTTGGTGGACAATAAGATTTGTAGCAAGAACTGTCTAATACTCTTGCCCATCCAATTGTAGAAATCTGTGCACCTGAATTAGTTGTTCTATAATACATACCAGAACCTGCTTCTGTACCAAATGCGAGCTGCGATGTCCACAACCCAGCACTGTTAGTTGTTCTTGTATCCCAGCCCATATTAATAATGTGAAACCACGCTTTCTTACCGAGAGGGTTTGAAGTAGCTCCATTAATCATTCCTACGGCAAATCCTGCATTGGCAATATCATTGGCGGTTTTTTCATTATTTTTACCTGCGTTAGCAGTATAATCATTGTATACTTTTATGTAATTATTGCTATTAGCTTCTGGTGGCATCAACCCTAAACTTGTTTTAAGATGAGCAAGACTTGTTTTTCTATAATAATTATCAGAATCATTTGTAACAATAACCTGTGATATCGCAACATTTTCATTTTTAACTGTATCAGAGTTAATATAATTAAGATTTACATATCTGTTTTTATCTCTAAGAACATATGTGTTAGCCGTATTTGGGATTGAGCCTTGATACCCATTGAGGTAAGTAGAACTTCCCTGAAGATTAGCATATATATCAGATTTTTTCTTAAATATTATTCCAGGAGGAGTTGTCATTGGTAAAATGGTTTCATTTGTTATAGTTGTAGATTTTGTTAGTATCGTCCACTCAGTGTTCCACTCAGAGTATATTTGATATATACCACCACCTCGCAACCACAAAACAGGTTTAGATGAGTTGATCAACTGTTTGTAACCAATTGGATTCTTGGAATCAGAAATGAATTTTTGTTGATAGCTTAAAACAATTTCATTTGCATCGGTTGTTCCATAACCGCTTTGAATAGTCAGCAAATCAAGAATAGCTGTGAAACCATTATTATAAGTGTGATTACTCCAACTTGGCATACAATTACCGTCTAACTGTGCGGCGCACTTTAGACGATACATACCACCCCTCGGAATTAATACAGTAGCCACAACTGGGTACCAAGTATCTTCATTATATTTAGAATCAGTTAAATTTATTTCTTTTGCTATGCTTAAAGTTGTGCCCCCAAGTGGAATAGAACATTCTTTTGGCACACCATTTTCAAAATAAATAGGGGTGATAGAAGATCCAGCAGAAGAAGTTAATTTAGTTGCACTGTTTGCCGAGGTTGCAAATTTAACACTTTGTTCAGAGATGGTATCTGTAGTTATAATTGTACTTCCACTTTCAGAAGAAGCGGCGGGAAGATAGATTGGAGCAGAATTGTTGACCCTTCCATTAAAATTTGCATCGGTAGTATAATTAAACACAAGATCTTCTTTTGTGGCTAAATTACCAATAGTCCAAGCACCATTTGGAGTTTTTTGTCCAACAACAGGGTTGTAACTATTTGAAGAAGATCTGCTACCAAAAACAGCTACATTTTCTCTATCTTTTATCCAAGTACCACCAGCCTCCCTAATAATTCTTCCAGTCATTGTGCCACCAGTCAATAGAAGAGGGGCACTTACAATCTTATCTAATATAGTTTTGTTGTTGTGAGTATGCTTCTTAGAACTAGCATCATCATAGTTTGTTTTATCTTCTTTAGATAGTAAACCATCAACAGATTGTGTAGCTTTTGGAATGGCGTTGGCAGAAACTGCGACCCATTTTGAACCATTATAACGATATGTATAATCTGTGTCTTTTACATTGACAGTCCAACCATCTTCAGGGTTAGGATATGTTTTAGTTATATCTGCAAAAGTAGCGACAGCTTCTTTCCAATCAATGTTATTCTCTAAAGCGGAAAATTTGTTGTCGATTTCATTCTTAGTATATTTATCGTTCCAATTACTTTTATTTGAATTCACCGTATTTTCAACTGATGCGGCTTTATCATAAGCCGTCTTAACTGCATTTGCAGTAGGAGCGTGAACTGTAGAAGTAGAAGATACACTATCTTCAAGTTCGTTAGTAAGAACAAAATGGTGATTATCTAATTTATTTTGTAAATCATTTGCTTTGTCATTTGCATTTTTAGCTGCTGCATTTGCGTTATCTATAGCTGTTGCGGTATCTGTTTGTCTTTTAGTCTCTTGTGCTTGTCTTGTGTTCTCATTTGAAATTCTAGTGTTTTCATTTGTGACCCTAACATTTTCGGCTTTCTGTCTTTTATCTTCTTCATTTACTCTTTTCAGCTCAGAGTTAATTCTCGACTCTTCATTAGATTTTCTTTTTGCTTCATCTTTCTTTCGTACATCTTCATTTGCAGTTAAAGTCTTATCTAATTCAACGACCTTCTTGTTGTTAAAATCTATCTGTGCTAGAGCGTTAGTTAAAGCATTAAATTCATAAGAGGATTCTATTTGAGAATGATTTAATGCCGTAGGTGTAATATTTATATAGAAATCCATAATTGATATAATAGGTGCATTGACTTTATATATATCATCAATATTAGTTGGTTTTTCTTCGGATGTAAAAACTTTTCTTAAAAGAAAAATATCTGCTATAGCCCTTCCTGGAGCTGCCAACATTTGTTCTGTTAATTCTATTTTTAGTTTTCCATCGGAAGTAACCTCAACTTCATTAAAAACACCATTGTCATCGGGTTTTTTAAAACGAATAAATGCACTCATTGTTAATTTATCGACTGTAAACACAATTCCATTTTCAACGCAAGCTATCTCAACATAACGTGTCTGATTATCATATTGTTTTGCGTTTACAGAAACTACATTTTTTGTATACAAATCAAGAGTTATTTTTGCTGTAGTTTGTTGTCTCATTTACAATAATTCTCCCTTCTTAAAAATTAATGATGTTCTAACACCAAGTTTTATTGTCATTATCCCATGTATTAATAACAGTATCGTCTACCCAAAATCGAAGAAATTGTCCATCCCAAGACATAGATATATCTGAATTACTGGCTTCTAATCTATTTAATACAACTGCCATTTTTCTTTGTTCTGTTCCGTGCATACAGTAAATTCCTGTTGCTTTAATATTACCAAACACTGATAGAGCAGCGTCACTAAAACTTCTAGTTCCTTCGGTATCAATACTTATTTCACCTTTCCCAATCCAAGTCATTGCAGTCCTATTTGGCATATGATACATCCATATTCCATCTCTAAGAACTTGTACTTCAGTACCTGCCTCACCTGTGATTGTCATTCCATCTCCATCGCCTTTTGTAGAATTAGAACAAAGAGTTAATGTATTAAATCCTCTGTTATTTTTTGCGAAGATTCCATGACCTTGAACGCTGAAATATGAGCCATCTGTTTCATTGTTTATTTTCATTTCTCCACCAATAATACTCGCCACCATTTTATACGTTGAATCACCTGACCAACCATAACCAGAGGCAGTTAATTTCGTAGCGTTGATTTCACCTGTTATTCTGGCATTAGAAGCATACATTTCACCATTTTGTTTAATGTAGAAATTTGCATAATATACACCATCTTTTTTTTGTTGACAAGAAAACGTCCAAGTGTCAGGCGATGTGGCTTTCTGGAGATATACTCTGTAATTATCTTGATCATGATAAATAGCTTCATTATTAATATTCCAACCACCAATAGTAGCTTTAAGAGCAACTAGGTCATCGATGGAGATTGCATTAGCAGTTATAGTGTTAGTTGCTATTTTCCCACCATCAATGGTTGTAGTGTTAGCTTTATAAATATTAGAGGCAATATCATCTGCTGTTTTTTGAGCAGTATTTATTTTACTTTGAGCAGAGCTGTCAAGACATTCAAATGTTACTTTACCTTTTAAATTGATATTGTCTGCCATCAATTCATATAACTTGTTAGTTAAGGTCATACTTGCTTGAGAATTACCCGAAGCAACTAACCAATTGATTTTTCCTGCGGTTTGACTGACAGAGGTGATCGTTTTAGAATTATCTGCAATAGAATTATTTATTGAGTTGATCTTATCTGACAAACCATTCACATCAGATATATCAGGAGAAGTTGTTGTAGACCACTCAATATCAACATTTTTTATTTGTAATTTTTTATTTGTGGCGTTATAAGAAAAAGTATCTCCACCAATATTGCAATCACCAGTTGCCAAATTGAAATGTGTTCCAGCAGTACATATACCCCTTGAATCTGTTGTGTAATTAGCAGAATATATATCACCTGCGATAATAAGACCTGATATAACAAAGTCTGTATTTAAGCCATACTTCTCATACATAGTACCATTGAGAGTATATTTTTGTTTACCCAAGGCTGTAACAGCAGTTCTCCATCTATCTGTTGTATAAACAAATTCATTAACATTAATTCGTGCCTGTTCATCTTTATAATCATCAATCACATCATCATAACTTCTAATAAGGATTCCGTGTTCATCAAATATCGCAGTCGAATTAGTATTATGAACACTATATAAAGCAGAGTCTAATCCATCTTTTTGTAACTTTTCAAATGTTAAATTAGCTTTCTCCCCTTGAGAAGCTTGTTTGATAGTAGAAGAGTAGCTTGTCGCCATAGACTGAGATTTTGCAAGAATGTCTTTAACTATATTAACATTTGAACTTCCATATTTATAAGCATCTGAAAATGTAACTGATAATTTGCTTAAATCACCATAAGATATAGAAATATCTGCCAATCTCATTACATAAATTTTCCCATCAATTTTGGTTCTTATGAAATTACCAAGGGTAAAATCGTCAAGAATAGGTTCGAAAATTCTATTTCCGTCCTTATCTGTTAACAGAAGGAGGTTTTGTAATGTTCCCGAAATAGTGAATTGCTTCTCGCCAGATTTAACTAATTCCTTCTTTGCAACCACCAATAATTCATTTGCCTTGTCAATTAATTCAGTATTAGTTAGTCCATCAGATATGTAATTGTCATTATTATAATCATCTTCACGTCTATAATAAGTAAATAACTTCCAATATTTTTCACCTATATACGATTCAAAATCAAGCTCATTATGGGTATTGGATATTAAATCCTCAATGTATTTCTTAAGACCTGTGGTTGTATCTAATTGGGAATTCCTGTAAGATAATTCACTCTCTAATGCGATAAAACGTTCATAATATGGGATATAGATAGAATCATGTAAGTTAGAAGATTCAGAGGCAACACCCTGTTCTGTTAAAACATTGATTGCTGTTTGATAAGCAGATTGATAAGAAGTTAACCTTTGTGCGGAATACTTATGTATTGCTATTTTAAATGCATCTAATGATTCAATTTTATATATTTCTTGTAATCCCTGATCATTTACTTTCCCCATTGCTTTATCGACTTGCTGATTAACATAGGCAATATAATCATCGTTAATTGTAATACTTATTGCCGTTTTCATTTCAGCCGTATCTTCTTTATCTGAATAACTTGTTAATTTGAATCGACCTGTCCAAGTTTGTGATTTGAGAGTTGAACCATCGAGAATTTCAACCTTATAAATAGATGTATCAATAATTGCTTTCGCCATTGCAAGAACTGCGTTGTTAGCAGTATAAACAGATATTTTACTTACATCCGTTACCGCCACAGGAGATAAATTAGAAGGAGTAAGTAAATCCAACTGAGATGCTGCTGTTTTATCTTGTTGTTTCCAAGTTGGCATCATAGAATTATTAAGATATGAGTATAAATCAATAATATTATAATATACAGATGTTATATTACTCCAACCTATATACTGTTGTTGAATAGAAGAATATGTGATATCAGGATAATATTTCTTGATATATTCAATAATATCATTATATTGATTTACAAGAGAAGCTTCTAAAGAAAATGATTTATTGTTAGTATATTCATTAACAAGTTTATCATAAGATCTTATTTTATCTTGCAACTCATTTGGCATATCTAATAAGGTATCATTATTAAAATAATAAATATAATTACTGCCGTTAGGATTGATATTTTTTAAAGTTGCGTTAATTAAATCATCTCCACCAATGACTCTAAAACAATTCTTAATATTGTCTGTTTCAGATGTTAGTTGTATGTCAGAACCAAGATTATTTTTATTGATAAATATTGATGTATCTTTCCCATATGGTTCATGTAAAATTGTTCCTCCACACTCAGGACAAACACTAAATGAATCCTCGCTTCTATAATCGCAACTTAAGCAACAAGTTTCCATATCATATACATAGACACTTCTTGTATTTGAATCAAATAAAAATATACAACCAATTTCCTGAGAAAGAGTAGTTGTTAAGAAGTCATATATACTTGTATTATCCACACTGAAGGAACGTTGAATATTTAAAAGAGTTTCATCAACATGAGCAATTGTATAACCAGGAACTTTTTCAAAAATTCTATTCAATAAAGAACTATCTTTCTTATCAGAATTATAGAATATAGTTGGCTCAGTGTATTCTTCACGAGCAATATCAGCTTCTGTATTAATTTCAACATCATGTAAAATTACCTGTCCAAGTTCAGCCTCGCACAATGATTTAGCTGTTACAACTTTTTTTGTATTTATTTCTGATTCATCTGTACTAACTGAAATTTCAAACCATTCATTATATTCTTTAACATATACTGTCTTAAAATCAATAATCTTATGCCAAAGATTTTCTATTTCTGCATTTTGTTCTTTATACACATTAAAAGATAACTCATCCATAGCACCAAATTGCGGATGATATGTTATAGAATCGGCAGGAATATTAACTATTTCACCGAATTTTTCAAGATTTCTGTTACCTAAAATGATATGCAATGGTCTAATTGTTTGACCAGTTTTTTGCATTCTAAGTAAATTTCTTATATTGATTTTTTGCATTAATTAAATTCCTACCTTCCTAACAGGAGAATAAGTCATAGTTACACTTATATTAAGCGTAGAAGAATAGTAATTATCTCTATTTTTATATGTGTTTATTAATTTAATAAAATTATAATTAAAGTCATTTGCTATGTTGTGAGCAAGTTTATCAGATGTAATTATTCGATGTTGATTATCAATAGTGATTACTTCACCCTTTATACAATTATTGATAATACATAATTCGTTATCTGCTGAGTTAGTAATAGTAAGATTACCTGCTTCATTACAAGTTATAATCGTATAAGGATATATTTCTCCAACCTCATCTGAATCATCATATATATAAAAAGATTTAACATTAGAAAAAGTATGAGTTCTTTCTTTAGCAAAACCATAAGGTGCATTAGAAGTAAATACACATTCAATTCCATATATGTCATCATTAATTTTCACAGCTTGAACATTGAATGTGCCATAAAACCTTATATTTTCATAACCTTCTTTATTTATTTTAAACTGATCAAAAGTTTTTCTGTTTAGCCACCTGTTTATAGCTCCATATTCTTCTGGCATAAGAGGAATAGGGTTGCAATGATTGTCTAGTCGGCATAATTGAATAGTGAAAGAGTAGTCTTCATTATATGTACTTCCATATAATTCAGAAATATCTTGTCCGACTGATTTAACAGTGTTAAATGTTAGAGTAGAGCCAGAAGAAATAGTTTCACTACCACCAGAAGAAGAATCAAATTTAACTACATATAAGCCGTAATCACTAGCCAGCTCATCACCATATTGAAAATCAGTAAACATATTTTCACCATCCTTTTTAATATTTTATTTTTTTAATAAATTATCAAGCATTTTCTGGTATTGCTTTTCAAACTCTTGCATTTTTTTTGTATATTCTTTTTTAGCTTTATCTGCTTCGGCTTTTTGCTCATCTAAAACCTTAATTCGGTCATTATATTTTATACATAACATTTCGTATACATTTTTAGCTGTTTTTGCTTTTTTAATTAAAATAGAGAGATTATCATAAGACTCAGAGGCATTTTCTTTAACGATTGAAAGACCGATTTCATTGTCAATAATTTGCTGTTTCAAGTCTTCATTTTCCTTTTCCAGTAGAGCGCAATGTCTTTCATAATATTCCAGCTTCTTTTCTATATTACTCTTTGTTTTTACTAACTTATTTGACATCCTATTTTCTCCAATCTATCCTTAATTTTAATATTCTTAATAATTCTTAATAATTTCTAACATAATAAAAGACACACTAGCCTAAACTAATGTGTCTTTTTGTGTTTTGTGTATTTAGTTGTAATTGAAAAGAGCAGGAGATTAGTCCTGCTCTCTGTTTAATAATCTATAAATGTAAAAGTGGACAGTAAGTCTTGCTGTCCACTAATTATTATTCGCCAAATTTGTTTTCTAAAATACACTGACTTCCAACAAACTTTGCATCGTCCCAACCTTGATTTAATTTTGCTTCATTAACAAACCAATCTTTTACAGTTCCTGATACTTTTTGAATCTCTTCTCCGTCTTTGTTGTACTGATTATACAAACCGATTACTTGTTCACTTGTAACAATTACAGCAGGATTATTTTTCGATCTATCATCTGGATCAGGAAAAACAAACGGTCTTGCCATTTTCATTTTTACCTCCTTTCGGAAATATTCAATCTTTTTTGATTGTATTTCCATTATATACCAATAATCGACAGAATACCACAAGAACATATTTATAATTACATATGAATTATATAGGCACACTCAATTGAGAATGTGCCTACATATTATCTATATGTCAATACATTAAGCGAATTATGTCCCAACACCTGACCTAAAGTACCTTCTTGTACTGCGGTCAAGAATCTCTTATCTCTTACCATCTGTTTCATAAAATCTTCATAATTTTGAACATTAGGTAGTGATAAAGTAACATCACCAAATTGTACATCCATCTTATTTGACATACTCTTTGAATTAACAGGAATATCAGGAAGTTTACTTGCGATATTATTCAATGCCATGTTAGGAGTAAGAGCTGTAATACCCTTAGACATATCCCATAACTTCTGAACTTGTTCCTTACTGAATACAGTATCACCTGAATCAAACTGACGAAGAGTACCATACTTTGTAACAATAACTTCTGAACCTGGATTATCTTCATCGTAAATATGAACTCCACTTGTTGCTGATTTAGTTCCTTTGCGGTAGCCGTGAGATTTCATCCAATCTAACATAAAGATATTTTGGTCATAAGTGCCATAATACTGACCATCACCACCCATTTGGTCATAGTATTGACTACGAGCCGCAAAAGATGAATCATAATCATGCCACTTAATTCTATCTACGATCGAGCTTGATATATCCAATTCGTCCTTCGGGAAATCGTCAGGCGAGTATATCCAATTAACTCCATCAGACCCACCATCATTAGACGAGCCACTATCAGAGTTATCCCAATTATCAGACCAATCATCACCACTATCAGATGAACCACCGCCATCAGAATAACCGCCATCTGTATTAGCATTTTGTTCTGCCTGTTGTCTTGCAATTTCATCAGCGACCCTTTGTGCTTCATCATTACTATTCTTCAATAAACCTTGTACAGCAGCATTAATGTCACCACAAACCTTATTAATAGCATTGTTACCTTCAACAAACTTATTACTAAAGTCACCTAATACACTATTAATACCATTTGTTATGTTGTTGGCATTTAGACTCCATATAGAAGACATAGATTCACTAAGCTTATAACCATAATTCTCAGCAGTAGTAGTAATAGTATCCGCAATATTACTTGCATTAGCATTAGACTGCTCAATAATTTCCTGCATAGTTATATCAAACGAATCAAGTCGCTCATCGAGCCACGTTTTTGTAGTATCTGCAAGATTATCTAAAATAGCTTGAGTATCGCTTATAAGCTTTTCATACTCAGTATCTTTCAAATCATCTTTAGCAGTATTAATTTGGTCTTTAAGCTGCTGAATATTCTTCTTACCTTCCTCAGAATTATCTCCTTGAACGGCAGAATATTGTTTTTCTAAAGCATTAAGAGCTTTTGTCTTTTCTGCGATAGATTTCTCGTAATCATAAGCATCCTTTTGTTGACTCATAAGGTCTTTATACTTTTGGATAACTTCATCAAGTTTATCAAGAAATGTATCATAACCTTCTTGAACTAAATCCTTAAGGGCTTCTTTTTCAGATATACTTGAATTTATAGCATCCTGTTGTGCCTTAATGAGTTCTTGCTTTCTGTCAAGCAATTCCTTATCATAAGGATCTTTAGCCAATTCTTCATCAATCTTAAGCATCTCGTCCTTATAAGCTTTTGCTTGATTAAGATATAATTGATATTTCTGTGCGATTAATGCTTGTGCAGCCTTACCATTGTCATTCATATTACCATTATCATCTGTAATATCTTCATCCTTTAGTAAGTCAACAAGGAACTGAGTTTCGTCTATAAGGTTGCTAACATCATCCCTAGTTCTATCGAAAGCATCCCAATTAATCTGTCTAATAGCATTATCATACTCAACTAATGCCTTTTTAGCATCATATATACTTGAAGTACAATCATCTATGGCAGACTGCATAGAATACCAATCCTCGGATTCAGCTTCAATTTTACCAGATGCCATAGCAGAATTAAGTGACTTTGTAAGTGCATCTCTTTCCTGTTCAAGCTTTTCAAGATTCTTTTGTTCTTGTTCCATCATAGAATTATTAAGCAGAGTAGAAGCGAACCAACCCTGTTCTTCTAAGAGGTCATTATCCTTACTATATAAATCCTTAATAGAATTTACTTTCCCAAGAACTTCTTCAAACTGTGATTGAATATTATCGAATTTACTTTTAGCAAGCTGTCTTATCTCAATGTTTAATGATTGTACAGAATCAGCAGCATCTTGTGCCTTATCATATAAATCCTGGCAATCTGAAATTGCATCCTTGAGGTCTTCATCATAGACAGTTTCTATATTAAATGAACCATTTGCAATCTGATCTTTGTAATAATCACTTAAGTCATATGAATTGAATCTATCCATATAGAAGTCATAAGCATCTGACTGTGCGTTAATCTCTGATAACAATGTTTCCATAGAATCGGAGAGGGCATTATTACGATTGAGCCAAGTACGTGTTGTATCTGCTACTTTATTCTTTAAGCGGTCATATGCTTTAGAGATTTTAGATAAGAGAGGTTCTACCCAGTTGAAATCCTGTGGTGTTGGTTCAGAGGATGAATCACTTCCGCTAGATGAAGATGAGGAATCTTTACCTAATCCCTTCCAATCGACATTAATGCTTGAACTAACTTGTTTAAAGCTATAATTATCTAAAGCATCTACTGCGGCATTAGCACCATCAACAATACTTTGAAAATGGTTGTACATATTGTTGTATTCTTCATCCATAGCTTCTACTTCATCTGGATCTGCCGAATACATACCTGCATCATACCAACCAGTTGTCTGTACCATCAATTTACCATTTGCATCCTGAACAACTTTGAAATAGTCAGACCAGACACCTGCTAATTCCTTAATAGCTTTATTGGTAATTTCCAGCTTAGCCTGTTCCATATTTGACCAGTTATCAACGTCATTGCCATACAAACTAGAAAGTTGATTATATAATTCTGGGTAATTAGTCATAACTGCATTAAAGAATTCTTCATCGGTCTGTGACTTATCTACTACAGATTGTATATACTGATTTTTGTCATTCTCATAAATAGTTTCAAGCTGTGAAAATAACTCTTGTTCAGATATTATACCTTGCATATAATCTGAAAGTGCTTTGTTAGCTTCTGGATATTGTTTTGTGATTTTCTTCATAGAATCCACACCAATATTTCCAGTTTCCTCTAATTCACTTTGAATTTCCTTAATAATATCTGCTTCATTCTTAAGGTCTGCAAGATTAGTAGTAGTATCTTTTCTGTCTTTATCCGTTAAATCCCTCAACATATCTGTTGGGTCATCAAAGTTAGAAGATGTTGTACCACCTATTCCATCCTGTGTCTCTTTAAGCTTGTTAAGATACTTAATAAATAACTGTGCTGCTGATTGTCCATCTTCTAAGATTAAATCAGTATCATTCAGCTTATCATTAAGAACATCAATCCCCTTAATATTGTCCTCAGTAAGAGTACCTTCATTAAGTGCTGTTTTAAGCTTATCAACTATTGCCTGATAACTTTTATCATCTATAATAGAATCTAGTTTGACTGTATTCCATTCAGCAGACTTACCAGTATATCGGTATAAGTCCATTTCCTTCTTCTGCATATCATCCCACATAGCTTGATATTGTGGATTGTCAAATGTACCATCAGAATTCATAGAGTTCATCAATGTCTGTTTGAACGCTTCATACTTCTCTATCTTATCTGAGAAGGTTTCTTCTGCCATCTTTTCAGCAGATTCTTTTAACTTTTCATTGGAGTTTGTATAATTAGAAATAAGATTATTATTGAGATCAATACTATGTTGGTATTGAGCTTTAAGACTTTCATCAGAAGTGGCATTTAATTGTGCCTGTAATTCTTCATTTTGTTTCTGAAATTCCTCTAATTTCTGTTCATTAGCTTTAATAGCATAATCAAAATCAGATAATTCACTCGCTCTGTCTAAAAATGCACCAACATGGAAACCATCTGCATCACTTGATGCTTGGTAGTACTGTTCCTGTTTACTAGCAGTATCGTCAGTTTCCATGCGATTTTCTCTTGTGTATGTTTTATATGCTTCGTCAGAGGCTTCTTTTGCTTTCTGCTTTTTAACCTCTTCCTGGTTCTGTATCATAAGTCTTAACTCTTCATTAGTGAGTTTTAACTTATCAAGTTCAGACTGTTCTACTAATGTAATAGTACCATTATTAGACTTTTCGATTAATTCAGCTATTCTACTTGTAGTCTCTGATAGCTTAGTTTTTAACTCATCAAGCTTTGTACAAGCATCCGTATAGTCCTGTTGTGCATTTTCAAATGCTTCACGCTGTTCTTTCATAGATGTTGTTAATGCATCTACTATCTTAACTGCTCCTGCAATAGCACCTAAAGTTACTGTTATAGCAAGTAATACCGGATGTGCAACTGCAAGTGCTTTTAATGATGCTCCAAGACCTTTAATAGCCGTACCAAATCCAACAGTGGCAGTAGTAGCAGTACCCTCAGTCGCAGCCATAGCATTAGTAGCAGTAGCATTAGCAAGTTCAGCAGTAGTAGTTTCAAGAATATTACCTGTAAGACCTTTTGAGGATAAAATCAACTCTATTTGCTCTTTATTTAATGTACTTTGCGAAATCGCCATTTTTGCAGCTTCAATGGAACAGTCAGCAAAAGTTTCTTTTAACAATCTGTTTACCTGTGCCATTCTAGGCATACCAACAGTACCAATATTGTCTATTTCTTTTAAAGCTTCTTCAAGTTTTGATATAACGCTAACAGACTCTCCAACAGTCTTTAATTGCGTATTTATGTGTTGTTTGATATAATAAAACAAAAAAGGGGATTTATTATGAATTTAGAAGAAGCAAGATATTATTTTAATAATCAAATTAGGAGTACAGAAGCAACAAAAATGTTAGTGATAATCGCTCAAAATCAAACATTAAAAGGAATGAAGTTTATTCAAGAATTAACAAATTGTTCAGATGACGATGCTCAACAATTATGGTGTGAATTAAGTGAGCAATATGGAACTAAAGAAAACAATCCTGCGATTCCCGACCTTGCCCCACAGCAAATTACCCAAGCCAACGCACAGGCACAAGATTGGTTGAATAAGGTTCATTGTCCATATTGTAATTCAACAAATTGTAAGAAAATATCAGGAGTATCAAAAGCGACATCAGTAGCAATGTTCGGTATCTTCTCACAAAAGGTTAAGAAACAATGGCATTGTAATAATTGTAAGAGTGATTTTTAAGAATGGGAACTAATGTTCCGAATAGTAAAATCTTCCTCAAAGTAGTATGATAGTGTTATCAAATTACGGAGGGGTATCACAATGTACACATTTAAAATTAAAAACAAAGATGATAAAGTTCAAGAGTATGAACATATCAAAAAAGTATATTATGGACATAAGGGTATATCCGAACATACTCTTGAAGGTGATGAAATATTCAATCATCAATACTCTACGGGATATGATTTACATTTATATTCTGAGAATAATGCATTTACCATCGCTAGGTCAGAAATTTCAGTTATAGAAGTAGTAAAAGAAAATTAATTACCATACCCGAATTCAATTATCACTTCTGTATTGAGTTCGGGTATTTTATTAAGATCAAGAGCCTTTATATATTCAATAGCTGGTTTTAATTCCTCTAATTCGTTGATTTTAATTTTAATATTTAAATTTGTCATTATTTTTTACCTCACATCATAATAATTTAGGTTATTCCGTCCAAATAAATAGATATAATAAAAGAGTAGTCAATTATGCTAAAAATTCATTATTGTCCAAACTGTCACAGAGTTACATATACACATTATCTTACAAATATATGTAGAGTATGCAAGTGTAACTGTATAAAACTCGATATTGATTTTGAAGAATTCTTCTCAATGAATGAAGTTGAAAGAAAAGAATATATATCGAAACACATTGTTTTATAAAATACAAACTGCTGTTCTGGATTGTATTTAATTTTGTACAATGGTAAAATATAGACATTGGAGAAACAACATAGATGTGTGCCATAACACTCTATAACCGAAGGTTGTCCCAATGTCTATTTTTGTGGCATTCGGAATAAATATCTGCCCATTCTGGGCTAAAAGAATATTCCCTACTTATTTATATTCTTACTAAGAAGGGAGGTGAAAATACATATTGAATATATTATATGCCGAGATAATCGGTTCAATAATTCTTGGAATATGTTATGTAATATGCCACATAGCTTCAATCGTTGGCAAATGTTACATTGCTAAAATCTGCAAAGACTACAGTGATTCCAAAACTGGAAGTTTAGCAGAAATGACTTCTAAGGATATCAATATCAATCTTCATCATTAATGTTCTTCATTTATATATTTATTCTCCTTTATTTCATCAGTAGGGCTGTCTCACGACAGTCCTATTTTATTATTAAGCTGTTAAGTACCAATCTTATAATTAATATCAATATACATAAAAATTCTCTTTTGATATTATACATTTTGTTCAAAACTTATGTTCTGAATTGTATAAAATTAATAAGATGGTAAAATATATTTGGGTGGAACATTTATCCAAAAGATAAATGTTGGAGAGCCAGATAATATATAATTAAAAACATAGTCGGTCGCCTAACGGGTGTTGCTTGGGCAATAAACCCCTTCAGTGTTTCTGTTGTATGCAAGGCAGAGGAAACTAATAAAAAGGAGGAACGACATTATGAATTGCCATATTAGAATGAGCACATCTTTTGTTATTGCGCTTATAGCGTTGTTTATTGTCATTAAGTTATGTTTTTAATTATTGAATCTGGTGGGAATATTATTATCATTTTTATATAGGAGAGTAGATTTTTCTACTCTCTATTTTATTATTCTCTTTTTTATATTAAATTACCAATTTCTTTCTTCATATTTTACCATAATAAAACCTCCGTAAAATTCATTTTGTTTATAAGTTATCTTTTTGGAATTTTCTAGTTGAGTTAAACACACACTCAAGTACATTACTGAATTCCGAAATCGCAATGTACACTATGCATTATAAGCGAAATGTCATACTTAAGGCGATGACTCACTTAGAGGATGGGTATGTCGTTGGGGATTGCTCTCTTATATAGTTATTCTCTATATATGACCTTTCATTTCTATATATGGTCAACATTAAAAATGTAGAGTACCGTCCTGCTCGTTGCCCGTTGTTAATGATACTTAGACACCTATCAAGTCTCCTCGATATTCTCATATATCCACATATACAATTTTTTCTGCTTTCGCAACCTCATCCAATATAACCATATGGATTACGGTTTGTTATGTGATCCGTGGGTAGTTTGTTAAACTACCAAGCATTCAAGCATTTACTCCTCCATGTAATAGTTTATACTCCGCTAAAGTGTTTGCAGAGTTTTTATTAAGAATCCCATGTATCCATAGACTTGATTACAACGCCATTATGTTATTCTCTTATCTATGATTGACCAACTAAAAACTGTTGGAGAGAGTTTTTGTGTAAGGTTTGAAAACCCAATCAAAATTCTTAATAAATTTAAAGATACCTGTACCAGCACCACCAAACAAGCCAATAGTGCCAACTAAACCTAATTTATCAATTACAAAACCTATAGCTGACGATAAATCTGTTAAACCATCAACAATTTTACCTAAATCATCACGATTAGCAATATCCTGAACAGTTCCAACCCAAGTTTGTTTTAATTCATTAAGCTTGTAGGTAATTGACTGTTTTGCTGTTTCCATTTCTTTGTCTGCACTGCCAGCAGCATTATCCATAACATCAAGGGCTTTCTCAACACCTTTAAAGTTCTGAATAAGAGCAGCACCAGCTTGAGCCTGTGTACGACCAAAAGCTTTAAGAAGGAAATCATTCTGCTGTTTTTGCGACATCTCATCCCAGATGTCGGCAATTTCCCTAAAATAATCTACTAAACTCTTAAACTCTGTTGTAGAGCCAGGTTTAAAAACAGATATGCCTTGAGCATGTTCAGCAGTTTTTGTTAAATCAGCTAATTCGCCTGTAATATTTGCTAAATCAGAAGAGTATTCTTCTGTAGATTCATCAAACGAACGTAGCCTTAGAGCAACGCTTCTGAGGGACGTACCGCTTTTTTCTGAGTTCTGAAGGACTTCTTGTATACCTGAAAATAAAGCAAAAGCATCTTTTGTAGAAGTTCCAACAGCGGCAAGAGCAGCAGCAGAACGTTCCATACCTTCTACTATATCTTGATTGTCTTCAGCCATTGCATTACCAAGTGCATTTATATCATCCATTATTTGAGATTTAACATCCTGATATCCGATATTCCACGCCTTCATAATGCTGACGAGTCCTTCCTGCGATGTTGTGGTGTCCATACCAGGAGAAATTAAAGCAAATTGCGAACTTAACTTAGCCATCTCAGTTGCGGCTTGTTTCGAGTTGTATCCAAGACGACTCCAACTACTTGCTTGATCAATGATTTCTTTAGTTGTTACACCCATCTGTTTTGCAACATCATTAGAGTCATAGTAAAACTGTTCAAGTTCAGATGAGTTCATTGCTGTAGTTTTCTTTAAATCAACTAAAGCATAATCAAGTTCTTTTACAGTGCTGAAAGCCTGTTTTCCAAGATTAATAACATCATACACACCAAACATACCTGCCATCTGTGCAGCAATCTGATGGAATCCACTGTTCTTTAATGTATCCCATAATGTTTTGCCAGCACGACCAGCTTCAACTTCGGCATTATAAATCTTTAAAATTTCACCATGAATTTTATCTAAACTCATGCTAGGATTTCCGCTTTCAATTTCAGCATAGTAAGCTCTAATTTTAGCTTTCGCTTCGGAAGACATCTTACTATTCTCTGCTAAAAGCTTATGAATCTTATCTAATTCTTTCTGACCAGATACAAAATTATATCCCTTTTCAGAAGCCGACATATTAGTAACAGTAGCGATAGTATCTTTAATTTTCTTTTCATAGTTATCCAATCTGCTAATATCGTCACTTGTCACCAAACTAGCATCTTTACCTTTTAATTCTTTGAGCAGAGTTTCATACTCATCAACTGCATTCTTAACAGCTTGCACATTCTTTAAGTACGCATCACTTGTCCAACCGCCATCTTTAAACCTTGCAATAGTAGCATCGTAACCAGATGTTTTCTTGGTATATGCTTCAAGACGAGTATCGTAACCAGAAATTTGTTTGTTTTGATAATCGGCAATTTTCTTATTTGTATCTAAGCGAATTTGCTCAAGTTTAGCAATCTGGTTTTCTTTATCATATAATGACGAATTAGCCTTGAGAATTTTATCAGCTTCAATGTAATTCTGTTGATACTCTTTCTTTACTTGTTGCAAATTGGCAATTTCATTAGAATCATTTGTTTTAGAGATCTTCTCTCTAATAGATTGAATATTTTTCCATGCAGCTACTTGCTCCTTGAGAGCTTTGTCTACGGAAGATTGAGTAGAATCCTTATCTGCTTGTCTGGATTTTGCTTTAGCTTCTGCAAGCTTTGCAGCTTCTGCATTCGCTTTAGCATTTGCATTGTATTCATCAACATCACGTTTCTGTTGAATGTCAACCATCTTAGAATATTCAGATGTAACAGACTTTACTTCATTCTTATACTCTGATAATGTAAGTTCCCCTGATTTTAATTTAGAATTCAAATTATCTATAGAGTCAATCATATCCAAAAATTGAATATCAAGTTTATCATGAAGTGGAAGAGTATCTAATATCTGGTCTGTTTTTTGAATAGCAGAATTAACCTTATTAACAGATTCCTCATAATTGGCTTGTTCTTTTTGAAAATCTTGAAACTTTTTCTGATTCGCTTTATCTGACGATTCAATTTCTTTTTGTAACTGTTTTTCAATCTCTAATAGTTCTTTAGAATTATCAACAGTATCTTTTTTAACATCATAACGAACAATATTGTGATCTAATAATTGTCCTTTATCTGTTTTTGAATTTATACCATATATTTCAGTAGAACCACGGCTATCTTTTAATGTGTATGATGTGTGAAATTTTCCATCTTTATCAGCCGATGACTTTTCTGTAATCTTTACAATATCAACCAATTCAGACTTGGTTAAATTCAGTTTCTTCAATACTTCATTAAAACTATCCGTTGGTATATCTACCTGCTCAAGTGTTTTATCTAAATCTTTTGCTGATGCAACAGCTTCATCTAGCTTTGTTCCAGTAGAAGGAAATGCGTCTTTCAAGTCTTTTTCAGGAGTGGTAGAAGAAGATTCATTTACAGCTTGAGCAGTCTTTTCAGCTTGTGATTCTGTTTCTTTTAATTCAGATTGTAATTTATTTTGCTGTTTGACAGCAGAATTAGAGCCAGCTTCTATATTAAATATTTTTAATAAATCATTAGCATATTCACTAGCAGTTTTTCCACCAATTTGCATATCTGATATTAATGATTTAATTTCGTTTGCTATATTTTCATTAAGAGATACGCCCTCAAGTTGATTGAACCAACGATATGTTTCTGACAACTCTGTGTTGATTTTATCTATTTCTTCAGCTTTTTGAGAATCAACACGAATATTATCAAACAATGAATCGTTTGAAAATTTTTTATTCTGATAAAACTTTTCTTGAGATTTATTTAGGTTAGGTGATTCACCTGATCCTTTTAGTATGTCTAACAGATAAGTAGCTTCTTGAATATCATTTTCATCAATTAAAGATATTTTACCATTATATTTTGTATAAATTTCTTTTAATCTATCTGATATTCTATTAATAGTACCTTCCGTATCACCAGCCCAATTGATATCATTTTTGTCATATAAATTTTGGTAGAGTTTCGTATCATCAGAAGTTTTACTTAATGATTTTTCTTTTTCTTTAAGAGATACGATTGTTTGAATTTTATCAATTATTTCATCATATGTAACTTTTCTCTTTTCTAAATTATGATATAGGTCAATTTCTGTTGATTGCTCTTTAGAGTCACCCAATGAAATATTCGTTTCAACCCCAATATTTTTCTGAACATTGGATAATCTGGTCATTTCATCAACTAAATTAGAAACCTTGACAGATGTAGCCTCAACTTGCGTTTGAAGTTCAAAGAATCTATCAGTAGGAACAGTATAATCGTCAAGTAAACTCATATGAGTTTTTAAATCATCAAACTGATCTTTTAATTCAGATACTTCTTGTGATAATTTCTTAAATTCATCATTGTCAACAAGATTAACTTCTTTACCAGAAATACCGCCAGTAGCAGATTTCTTTTGTAATTCGTCATATTTCTTATTTAATTCTGAGATTTTATTCTCTAGTTTATCAATTTCCTTTGACGATTTATTAACATCAACAATAGGAGCAGAAGAGTTTCCAATTCCTTTTGATAAATTAATAATCTCATTTATCTTATTCTCTAATTTGTCAAATGTTTGTAACTGTTCTTTTAATCCAGAATTACCAAACTCGAATGTGAATTTATCTAATTTAAGTTTCTGTAATTCCTTAATTTTATCAATTACCTTATCATCTTTTGCATCTAACTGAATTGTAATTTTCTGTTTACCAGCCTTAGAACTAATTCCGTCAAATACACCATTTGTATCTTTTTCAAATTGTGCAAGACTGGATCTGTAATCAAAACCAATCTTGATAATATCTGAACTTGCCATAATTCACATCCTTTCTAAATTGTGCAACGTTTTCTATACTCATCCTTTAATCGTTCATGATACTTATGCATTTCTCTATACACACTGAAACTAGCAGGAATGTTATACCAACCATGATAAGTACCTTTTGGATTGTAAATAAAATCTGACATAAGATCTGAAGGTGTGATTTGATCATAGTTATCAAACATTCTTTCAGGTGTTACTTCTACACCACCATAAAAAATAGTACCGTGGCTATTTTTATAAAATTTGTTATAAGATCTATATAAGTTATGCGTTCTTACATATTGTTGTGGCGTGTAATCGCTATAATATAAATCAATAAATGACACGTAACCATCTGTTAATCTCTGTTGAGCTTCATGTGCTAATTCAGAAGCTTTTTTCTGAGCCTGTTTTCCCAAATATTTAATAGTGTCTTTATTTAATCCCATTCATCTCACCTCCAAAAATTTCACTATTTTTACACTAAAACTAAAATAGGAGAGCAGTAGTAACCACTCTCCATAAGAAAAGCCCTATACGCTTTGACACGTATAGAGCCTAATATTTAATAATTATGTATAATTCCGTATATTAACCCTACAAATCCAAATACGAAATAATAATGACTTGTTGTTAATGTGAAATTCACAAACGACTGCAACGCTTCTACAAAGATATTATCAACTCCAAATAGACTGAGAAACCATGCACCAATAAGTCCATAAATTATTCCTTCAATCATATAAATCCTCCAAAGAAATTTGAATTTCTATATCTCTTTAAATTCGCCCTTCTTAGCAAACTCAATAATCTTATCCAGTTCTTCCTTTGGAATCTCATCAAGTTTCTTACTAACAACATCCATAAGCGGTGTGAGAGTAGCTTCGCCAAGAGCCTTAAATCTTTCCACCTGCTCTGTGATAAAGCTGTGGATCTCGTATTTATTCTGCAAAATATCCGATTTCTTAATTGATAACAAATGTTTAAACTCTGCAATTTCCTCATATGGAATAAGTGGATAAGTAGCGTCATCTCCAATAAGAAGAATATTAAACAGTCCAGATTTCTTTAACTCATCATATTCCTCAAAGAATCCTTTAGTCTCTACAGTAAGGTTTGTGTAGTTCTCAATAAAAATTCTTGTAATTAACAAATATTCAGCAGAAGAGTTTACTTTTATATTTCCTGTCTCTTTATCAATCATAGTTATTTTCAGTAAATTAGCAATAAGCGCATCCTTCTTAACAAATGGCACATAAGGTGTAATCTCAAGATTATCTTTAATATACTGATCCTTTGACTGCTTAGTTGCAATATTATTATACTTTTCACAAAATTCTTTAATTGTCATAATCCTTTTATCTCCTTTATATCTTATTCCTCAACAACAATAGGTACTAAGTCAGCGAGCGCATCTGTATCAAGTTCCATCTCAAACAGCTCATCAACAGTAATAGGTGTAATATCTATATCAACATCAGATTCTGCGACAGTATTAATTTCCTTGACAAAATCTGTCCATGTCTTATCATCAGGTGAAACCCTCTTCTGAGTTACATTACCCTCAGAATCAAGAACATCTGTACCATACTTGTTTATAAGACCATCCTTAGTTATCTCAAAATCCTTTACAATACTCTGTACTTCTGAATATAATCTAAGTAATTTGAACTTAAATTTCGCTTTAATATCAATATCTTTATTCTCAATCACATTCTTAATTCTTGAATAGATGTTGTTTACCTGATAAACCTTTAATGTTTTGTTCATATTATGTTATTCTCCTTTATAATCTTGTATCGTTAAGAAAACCATTGATATCATAACGATAATTTACTTTTAATTTTTTCTTATTAATGAGAATAGGATTGCAGTATTTCAATAAATCATTTTCATTAAAACTTTTTTTTGAAAGAGAGTTTATTAATCCATCCCATTCATCTATCATAAGAAAATATGTATTACTTGTTTTTCTGAAATCCAAAATAAAACCACTACATACATTTTTATAAGTAGAAAACTTCTTTAACGATTCTACTTGATAGTAGTGTATAATTCCTTTGTCTTCTTTAGTTCGTTCAAACGAACAAGAACCTTCAAAACTCTTTAATTCCAATGTCCAAAATGTATTTCTATCACCACTAAAAATCATAAAGTCACATGGACTATGTTGACTGAATCTTAACTTTGAACTCATATCAAATGATTGAGCAGCATCAGGCGGTCTATAAATTAATACATCTTCTGGACATGAATTTTTGAAGTTCTGTTCAAAAATTTTGCCTATATTTTTTGCTATAACTATTCATTCCTTTCTTGATTAAGGGTAGAAGAGTGGTCTAACCACACACTCTCCGTAAAATAAAAAATGCCCTTACTACATGGCTAGATAGTAGTAAAGACACTTTAAATGTGTTATAAATAAAAAGAGTGACTTCCGAAGAAATCACTCTTTTAATAATATTTAATTGTTATTTACATCGCTAATTGCATAGGATATAATTCCCATTTGCCATTTGGATATTTTTCAGCATTATCAGTTACTATCTTATGTACTTCTTCAAGAGTTCTAACATTTGTATCAATATATATAACCTTTCCTCCCGTTATACATAATTCTTCGCAAATTAAATTAAAATATGTCATAAACATTCCTCCATTATTTCTGTATACAGAATAATTCATATAGATTTACTTTAAGTACACGAGATAAGGTGATTGCATGACTTAATAAAATATCATTTGTTTGATTATTTACAATTTTTGAAAGAGTGGTTCTTGAAATACCTGTTCTTTCTGATAATTGCTGTAATGTCATATTTTGTTTACAACGATATTCATCAACTTTGTTCTTCATATACATAAAGTATTTCCAATAATTTATTTTATATGAGTATTATACATAAATATATGTTAAGCAAAGTTTACCAAATATGTGATATTATAAAAATTAATCTTCTTTAATAGGCAAAGCCATAATTTCAGGATATAATTTGTCGTGATAAATATCATCGCCTCCTGCAGTTTCATAGATCTTTCCAAGTTCAATAAATGTTTTTAACCCTGATTTATCAATATACCCTTTGGTTACAAATTTTTCATGTAACCCATATAGTTGTCCTCTGAGAGTAGCAACTGTTTTTTCTTTATCTTTAATTTCTTTCTTTATGAGATTATCTTTAATATCATCAATGCCTCTGGATATTTTTTGAATTTCTTGGTACTGCCAATTATCATGTTTTTCAAGCGTTTTAATTCGAGTTTCAACAGTTTCTCTATCTTCGTCAATGCCTGTCTTTAATCGGAATTTCTTTTTAAAATAACCGAATATTTCAAGAATTTCCTTAGCAGCAAATAAGATGGCAAAAAAACCAAGAATGACTAATAAATAATCAATTTGTGCAAGTTTTTCTATAGAAACCACTCATATGTACCATCCCTTCTTACTTCTTCAAAAAATTCTTAAAAGCTTCATATAAACCTGTAGAAGCAAGACCAGAGACAAGACCACCGAGCAGTATTTCAGGTGTAAAGGTCATATTCATCCATATATTAAGGATTACACCCAATGCACCCATAATTGCAGGAATATACTTATTAACTGCATCTGTTGTTACAATATTTTTTAATACATAGCCAATACATAAGCAAATACCAACGATAATCGGTACTGCAAAATTTGTTAAAAATGATAAATCTGTCATAATTTTAATCCTCCTTATATTATACTTTATTTAATTGTCTTAATACATCACATCAATCATACTAATTCATGATTACACCATTTTTTATAAACTTCTGTTGTTTCTTCTTTGAGAAATACAACTGCTAAAATGATATTATTTGTATCCTCATCAATACTTGCGTACATATCTATTGGATATATACCATTTTTGATATACAACAAATATTGCTTTGGGTTGACTATTCTTACAACTTCGTGAGAAGAATAGTCTCTTGGTTTTAAATTACTTTTTATTATCATTCCTTTTTATTCCTCAGTTGAATAGCGTAAAAAATAGGGATTACAACATTGAATAGTAATATGTTATAATCCCTTATTTAAAAATCACTATTCAACATTACTTTCAGCCTCATTTTCGACTTTTGTAACAATATCCTTTTTGACAGATTTAGCCTCTGTCTTTTTATTTTCTTTCTTAATAACTTGTGCTTTTGCCTTCATGATAGAGGTAATAGAATTCTTATAACTTTCGCCAAAGTATTCTTTTCTGCTCAAATCTAATTTTTCTAATTTTGGTTTTGCTTCAATATCTGTCGTGCGTCCATCTTCAAATGCAGAAGTCACTTCATCAATTTCATGGCAATTATCTGAACACCAACAAAAATACCATGTTGGTTTCAAACGATCTTCTGGATTACAAACTGGACAAAATGAATAAGTCTTACCGCAAAGCACACAAGTTCTCAATTCTTTCTTTGACATTATTCCTCCTTGTAAGAATAGGGCAGTAGTTTAACTGCCCTACGTGTTCTTATAATTCGATATCGTCCTCTTCCTCGTCAATGTAATAAATAGAGAAAAGTTCTCCATCTGTAGAGCAAGCATTTAGCATCATAGAACCCTTATAATCCATCGTCTGAGAATCACCACCCTGTAATGCAAGTGAAAACTCAGGACTTGGCATAAATGAAGGGATGTGAATGATAGCTGCTTTTAATACATCAGTCTCACACTTGTCTACTACAAGTGCCTTGAAGAACAACTCATGAGATTTTGGGAACTTTTTACCAGAATTAGTAATCTTTGCTCCGCTCTTAATTGTCTTCTTATACTTGACAATATACTGAGTTTCACCATCTGCGATAGGCGGTGTTAATACATCACTCGCAGGTGTATTGTCTGGTTCACCCGAAGCTTCGGTGTGCTTAATTGCATATTCAGTAGCAGAAGCGGCAGATCCTTTCTTAAATTCGTCCTTACCCATAGAACCCTTTGTAGAAAGAGCATTTACATGGATAGAACCTTCAACAAATCCCGTAACATCTAATGTTTCGCCAGCTTTTACGATCTGAATCATCGGCATAACAATACCCTTATCTGCGGTTGCAATCTCAGCATCAGTAGCAGAAATAGTCTCTACAACAGCAAGGTTAAGGAATGCGTTAGTTGCAGTAACCTCACCTTTCTTACCTGTATACTTACGATATACAAGGTTTCCATCCTTATCATTGATATCTGTTGAGTCAGCCGTAATATCAATATTTGCCTGTGTAAGCTGTGTTAAAGCATACAGAGGTGTACCATTAGACTTTGCACCGTAACCAAACTGAAGTCTATCTACGATTACGTCACCTAATTTAAATGCCATAATTATTTTCCTCCTTTAAAATTGTTATTTTTATGCGATAAAAATGAGCGATTAAATATCGCCCATAAAATTGATTAAATCTTCAGGAATGTCTTTGGCTGACACCATACCACCGTAAATTCCGTGTAAAGCAGCCGTTCCCTGTTCGTATTTTTGAATTCTGTTTACAGAATCCATAAACTGACATATATTCACTTGTTTTAATTCTTCCAACTTATATTTAAACCCAGGATGATTTATACAACTCGAAACAAGTGGTAAAAGAGTCGATGCGCCTTTCTTTTTATCATCCTGTTCTGCTTTCATTCTATCTTCTTGTAAAATCCATTGTTTTGTTGTTTTACCTTTTGCCTTTTCAACCTTTGGATGAACATTCATCATCGCTCGAATAAATTCAGCAATTTCCATATATTCATCATCATAAATAATCATATTTTTATCTTGATTTAAAAGCGCAAGATGATTGTATTCTGGATCGTCAACATTTTTTCTTGCTTGAATTAATTCAAATCCATCAAAACTAAAATCTTTGAATAGTAGCTTTAACGGCTCTTTATCTTCGAGCAATTGATATAAGATATAAAACACTTCAATATCTTTTGTTTTGTTCCAATCCTTTTTAAATACATCATAAAGAAGAACTCGAATAGAAGTAGAATTACTAAGAAAAGGAGAGATTGCTTGGTAGAATTTTGATTCGCCAATATTTAAAATATCTCCTATGGTTGGAATTGAAATAGTTATACCATTTATTGTATAATCCTCACCAAAATACATTTTAAGTTTGTCGAAATGATATTTTGGCTTTTTACTCACTTCTTGTTTTTTGGCTTCATCTTTTTCTGCGGCAGATTGAAGACTATCCAATGTTTCTAATACATCCAAACAATCACCGCCTTATACCGTAATTCATAATAGATGGTTTTCCACAATAAGGTGTACGAACTTTACTATTTAAGTCCGTAAGTTCAAATACAAGAGTGCGAGCCACATAATTGTTATCAACTGTAGATTCATAATCCTGTGTAAGATATGTCTGCATACCAAATATATTAGACCATGCGAATCGTTCTCTTATAATGGAAGCAATAAGGTCATGCCTTGGAATTCCAGTCAATTTATCCATACGGTCATCTCCATGAGCAAAAATAGTAAAAGTAACTTGTGTTTCTTTTAATCCTGACTGATATCTAACCGTATCTCTAAACCCTACTTGATAACACACATAACATTTAACTGTTGTCTGTGTATCTGGAATAAATAAAAATGGACGAATAAGAGAATCACTTCCAAAATATCTATCCCATTCACCAAGAGGTTCATATTGCTTGGTATCTTCATTCCATTCCCAATTGATGTTTCCATTTTTGTCGAACAATTCAGATTCTAACTTTTTATCATTGAGAGCGTATAACAAACATGGATTTGATAACAAAGCATTTTTGATTTTTTGCTTGTATAGAATTACATCATCATCAGGAGTAGTCTTATATGCACGAAGCTTATTTAACAAATCATTTTTTGTAACTAATTTTTCTGCCATAAAACACCTCCTATTCAGTTAATTCTAACGGTAAAAATTCAGATTCAATCGGCAAGTTATCCTTAACAATTTCACACTTAATCGACAATATTTTACCGATAGTAGAGGCGTTATTAGGAAACTTTACTTTCTTTTGGTTGTACTCTGTACCAGCTCGCCATGTAACTTTGTCTGTCCAATCTTCATTATCAATAGCGCAAGTCCATGTAAAGGTTGCATCAGCATATTCAGTTGTGATATCTTCATTGGAATCATTGAATAGATTTACTGTGAGATTTTTATAGCTGCCACCGACTTTGATTGTAGAAGTGGATGCTGAAATTTTTGCTGTTATAGAAGATGGGGGAGTAGTTGGAGTAGATGGATCTGTTGGGGCAATTTCTGAATCGAAATAGTTCGCATACATTTCGCCCGTTTCAAGATTGACATAATCCGTATGCTCGTTCCAAAATGCCGTATATATAGTAAGTTTTTGAATACCAAATGGCATTGAATTTTCAACCTTGGTCACTGTCCATACTGTAGGATGTTCTGTTAAAGCACTTACTACAACTCGCATATTTTTAGAATCTTCAGAAGTGTACCAAAACTTCTCTGTAATAGAGTTCATTGGCAACCATATCTTATCCTGATTATCTGTGTGTGTAAAATATCTATCTGTGTAAGTTCCTATAGTGTAGGAATTCTGTTGTCTTAAACAACACCACATACGTCTCTTGATTCGCTTATCATTAGATTTTTCAATCCATGTAAGTTCGTAATTTACTGGCAAAATCAAATACTTAGGAAACTGATTAGCTGGTTCATCACGGCAAATAATCCATTTATGATAAACTCCTCTATCATCTGGAACGTCCACGAAAAGCCCTATCGGAAATGTCGCTCCATAGCGTTTTCTAAAATCAGTCTCATAATAATAAAGGTCATCACCTTCATTGAATCTTACAGGCTGACTTGGACGAAACATAAGATAGTATTCCACTTGGTCTTTGTCCATTGACTGATAAGATTTGATAATAAACTTTGCATCTATCTTTGTCTTATTGGTATTTTCATAAGTCATACCTTCAGCAAGTGAACGTGTAATTCCATGTTCATCTGTAAAGAAGTCGTCATGAAAATGATCGTAGATATAACAAGTCTTGGAAGCAATACTGTTATCCCAAGTTTCTTCCATCAAAAAGTCAGATTCTTCTTTATAAATTTGACCTAAAGTTTTCGCATTATTTGTTTTGGCGTTAGCGATTCGCCGTGCTGTCTGTAAGCTTGGCATCACCAACACCTCCTTCAAACATCTGCTTAATGTAATTGTGACTATCTAAAATAGCCCTACGAAATGTCATGTAATCAAACTCATCGGATGTAACTTCGTCATAAGCAGCTTGCAAAGTAGCCATTAATGTGACCATAATTCCATTGTTATTAAATAGAGTCTTTGTTCCACTAAATTTAAACATGACATTCTGGAAAAATATAAGAAAAGCTTCATCATTCTCAAATATTTTTTCTTCTATTCGATTATCCTTGTAAAGTAATAACTTATGGACATCGTTGTGCATTGCATGTGCAGCTTCTTTAATTTGTCTTTTAGTGAACGAACCATATATATATTCCATAGTTATTCACCTCGCACATATGAATTATTAATATATCCATGACTTGCAAGTTTTCTACTAAATTCATGCTGTAATGTATCCAATCTACTTTGCATATCTTTATATGGATTCTGCATGTTTTTTTCTTCTTTTGTTCCTAAAGCTCTAGCAGTAAATTTTGCAGAGTCAACCTGTGGTTTTAACCATTCAATTGTCATTCCAAGAGTGAACAATCCTATAACATATTCTTTATCTGCAAAATCGCTAACAGGATATTGCATCTCAAATTCAATCTGTTGGATTTCATCATCCATATTAAATGAAGCGAATTTTCTAATAACTCGTTCATCACCTGCAACCATGCGTAAACGTTCAGTCCATGTTTCATTAAGATCGTTTTCGTCAAGAGAAAGTTCTTTCATATCATTGATTCGTCCTCTTGTTCGTGAAAAAATTGTTTCATATGGAAGCGTCATTGTGAGCCTCCTTTACTACATATTCAATTTTAAAAGCAACTCTGTTCCAAAAATAGAATCAAGTGTCTGAATTCTCTTAACAGAATCAAGTGTTCCGTCATCAACCATACTTGTTGCAATAGTTTTTAATGCTTCCTGTGCTCCAATTGGAAGAGAATAGATTGCTTTTTCCATTTGCGAAGGAGTCATCTTTAAAATATCTCTTAAATCATTTGTTGAATGAAGAGTAGAATATAAATCATCAAGTTCTGGATGTAATGCAATGAAATCTGCATTCTGCACAACAAAACGAGGTTTAAACATCATCTTGTCACCCTTCCTTGCTGCATAATCCAAATCTCTAAATTCAATTTCCTGAACGTCATCAATATCTGCAAATGTATATAAAGTATCTGATTTAAGTCCAACATAAAATAATTCTCCTGCGGTAAGAGACACACATGGAATCATTTCTGTTGGCTCAAACTTCTTTTTTTCTGATTTCTTTTCAGCCACATCAGTATTAGTATTTTCTACTGCTTTTGTGGTTGTCTTTTTTGTATATGCCATTTATTTTTTCCTTTCTATCCAATATAAAAAGAGTGGCTAGATAATCTAACCACTCAATTTTATTTATTACTCAAGAGTCCACTGACCAAAATACTGTGGTAATACTACCTCAACACCCATTTCTCTCTGAACTTCATATTTCTGGAAGTCATCAGCGTGTTCACCCTTCTGAGTACCAGATTCATAAATCTGAGTTTCGCCCTTATCTGTGAACCACACGAACTGTTCCTGATTCTTTGCAAAGATAAGAAGTCTCTTATCGTCAATAAGTCTCTTTGTTACATCATTGAAAGCAAATCTCTGAGGAATCTCAATGAGTTCTGTTCCTTCATATGTACCAAGGCGACCTGTCTTAGCAACATCCTCCTTCTGAGATAAACTTCTCCAATCAACTTCTGTAAGACCATTAAGTTTCTTTAATGCAGTCTTTGTACCCATAATAACAACTTCTGCGCTATTGGCTGTTCCAACATCCTCAAGAAGTGTATCAAACTTGTCTTTTGTAGAAGCAGATAAAGCACCTGTTTTTACGAACTGAGAGTTGTTAGGTAACTTAGTAGCAGCACCATAAATTCCTGTATAACAAAGTTCCTGAACCTTATATACGAATGCTTCTGCAATCTTATCTGTCAGCTCTGTGAAATCAATACGTCCAAGTAAAATAAGATCAATATCCTTACCAATCTTTACACCATACTTCTTAGTATGAATCTTGTGTGCTGTACCTTCATTTAAGTACTGTAAAGTCAGATCATGATGGTCACCACTGATTTCAGCAACAGCAAGCATAACCTTTTCTCTTGACCAGAACTCTTCCTCGTCACCAAGTTTAACATTTCTCATATCTACAAAATCATTAAACCACTCAGATTCCTTAAATGCTGTATCTACCTTAAAATCAATATCAGACTCAAGTAACTCATATACTTCTGTGTGATGAAGCTCTAAAGCTCTTTCACGTCTCTTGTTGGATCTAAGATCATCTTCAGTAAGGTCACATACCTCCATAATAATTTTACGGATTGCCTTGTTTGCTTCGTGCTTAGAAACCTTTCTCTGGTTTCCGTCATCATCGTACTCATAAATATCAATTCCGTGATTTAAATTGTATGTAAGCTTCTTAAAATTTTCATACTTATCAGCATCTTCAAAAACTTTTCTTAAATGTTCTGTACTAAATCTCATCATTATTCTATATCCTCCTTTCTATTACGCACCAATTTTTAATTTTCCACTAGAAATCGTTGTGATTTCAGCTCCAACTGTAGGTGAGCCATCAAAGTTGTCCTCTGTAAGCCAATAACGATCCTGTGAATGAAGCATGTATCCACGAACTGCACCGTCTGCTGGATCGTTATAGAAATTAGAAGCAAGTGCGAGTGAACGAGGACTCTCGACATTGTTGAGGGGTTTCTGATAGATAACACCAACTCCCTTTGGATCTCTAATTACAACAAGGTATCTTCCTGACGCATCCTTCATTGCGATATAAGCATCAATTTCAGTTGCAGCTTCCATCTCCCAATTATCAAGAGAAGTCATCTTACCTGGTTTGAAATGATATCCGTTAGGTGTATCTTCTGTGATCTTTACGGATAAAATGTGCTCACCATAATCCTGAGCAAGTAAATTACCAATTTCCATCTGTGGAAATTTTGTAGCAGCATATTTAATAGCCATTATGTTTTCCTCCTTAAATTTTGTTTTTTTACAATAAAAAAAGAACGCATAAAGCGTTCTGTACGAAATGAAGTTATATTCAGTTTTTAATCAAATAAATTGCCATAGTTTTTCTTAGGCTTTGATTTCTTATTCATATTTGTAAGTATCTTAACTGAATTTGTGTTTTTCTTTGTGTCAACAGAAGAGAAGTTCGCATGTGCAGACATATAATCTGAATGCATAACCTTTACCTTTGTTTCAAAGTCTTCTACAGAATAATTATCCATAGTCTTTACCAATTCAGCGAAATCAGCATTTACATAATTTCCTTCTGAATCTTTCTCTGTAAGAACAGAATAATTATCAGCATTTATAATAGCTTCTTTCTGTGCATGAAGTTCATTCTTTTCTACTGTCTCTTTAAACTCTTTGAGTACAGCGTAGTTTGAACGCATATCCTCAATAGCAAGCTTCTCTGATTCAGTAAGTAACATAGCAAACATTTCAATTCTTTCACCAGATAATGAAATATTATCACCATCTTTTTCATAGGACTGTTTATAATACTTGTCGCTGTCCCAATCCTCCATAATGAAATAATTTTCATAAACCTGAGATACGTAACACCATTCTGAATCATTTCTGTATACAGAGCACAAATTATTTAACGCATATCTGATTTCATCAAATGAAATTTCAAACAACTTATTAAATAACTCATTTTTTGAAATATTTTTTCCTTCATCGCCATCTGGATCAGAAGCTCCTTCGCCATCACCTTCTCCATCATTGGAAGGCTCACCAGATTCTCCGTTATCTAAATTGTCTCCGTCTGAATTGTCATCATCGAACATCTCAGCGAATTTTGCTTCAAGTTCCTCATCTGACATTTCTGTATAGTCGAATGTTACATCTTCAGCAGTCTTACCATATTTGGCAAGTAACTCTTCAAATTTTGTCATTTTGTTATTTGTTCCTCCTTCCTTTGATTGTGTTTGAACAGGAGTCTGTTCTTTATTGAAATTAGAAAGTGTCTTATTAAGATTTTCTAAGAGTTCAATCAATTTTTCATTTTTGTCAAATTTAACTGAATTGTTATTTACACTGAAATCAGCAATATCAGCACGAGAACCTTCCATGCCTTCCTGAATTTCTGTGCCATCATCATGGCTTCCTAACAAAGTCGAAGCGTTTACATAGAAATCGTTTAATTCAAGATACTTCTCCTTGGCGTTGTAAGAGAGTTCATCAATAAAAAGCTCGCAACTATTTTTTGAACCTTGTTTTGCACGAATAATTTCACAAGCCTTTGTATATTCTTCGCTGATATAAGCATATGCACATACATAATCTTTATCTAAATTATCATCATGTTCCCAAAATGCAGGTTCAGATGAGAAAGAACCAACTTGAGATTCAATATATCTAAGTTCTTCGTTACCTTTTTCGTCTTTAACAACTTCCATCTCATGACCTTCGAAATCCCAACTGCCATCGTCAAGCTGATGGATTGCAGCCAGTACAGGTCTATCAGCAATTGTATTCATTGCTTTCTCAGCTGCATCCTTTGATACATAACTCTTATTTCTGTTAAGTCCTGTATGAAAAATTCTGAATTTTAGACGCATCATTCCACGATGATTTTCGTCTACGGTATCATCTACCTCGAAAGTAGTAGGTACTTTTAAAGCCAACTGATAGCCAGTATCTTTAGAACTAAATTTTGCAAATTTCTGTTCTTGGCAAAATTGTAGTAAATCATCTTCAGTTAAAATTTTCTTTTTAATTACATTTTGCATCTACTTAGTCTTTTCCTCCTTTCTGACATAATAAAAGTCGCCCAAGGAAGACGACTAAAATGTAAGCATATTTGTATACTTTAATTTATTTATATCTATATTTTCTGAAAACCGAAGAGTATCAGTATTCAAAAATACATAAATACCATTAGAATTTTGCACCTGTTGATATCCTAATTGGGATAGGAGAGTAGCAGTAGGTGCATCTTGTGTCTGTATAAATTTTTGATTCATTCCACCAACTCCTATTTATCATTTAAATTCTCGTCTCTTGTACGAAGTCCAGCATCTGTAAGTTCCGAATCATCCTTTTCTTGACCACCGCCTTTATTATTACCCGTCTGAGTATAAGTGCTAGATAGTGGCTTGAATTTTGAACTAAGCTGCAAACAGTCTTCTTCCAAAAAGTTCATAGATAACGTATCTTTTTCAGATACGCCATTTAATGTGTTATAAAGAATTTTGTTTGGTAATCCATTAGTACATGATTCCAAGATTGATTTTCTAAAATCATCCTTCTGATAAATAGAAACATCAAAGAATTTAACCTTACAAGGTTCAGATATCCAATTAGATAGTAGTCGATTTACAATCGCTTGAATCTGTGGAATAAGAGTTGAAATAGAAAATGTAGAATCTGCAAGTACACCATATTTAAAAGCAGTAGAATTCGATGCAGAGTTTAGGTTTAATATCTGAGCACCACCAGCGGTATTAAGAATTTCCTTTGTTGCTTTTTCAACTTTTGTAACATCGCCAGTTGCATCATCTGGAAAACTTATCTCGTGTAATTCACCAGGAACAATAGCAGCAGAGATATATGGTGGTAATGCTTCTTCAAGCATACGATTGAAATACTGAATCATTATATCTGGATTTACAGCCCAATCATCTACATCATTACCCATTGTCTTCATTTCAAGCCATACTAATTTATATATATTAGCTGCCTGTTGAACTGCTTGATAATCAGAAGCATCCATAAGGTCAATCAATGATAAGAATATAGGTGTAAGCACGGGAACGATGGTTTCCCAGTCTTCAGACCTAAATTTAATACATACATTATATTCTTCTGGGATTAACTGATATTTTTCATTTGTACTCTGATATGTACTCCACATACTATTGAATGGTTCACCCCAATATTCAAGAAGCTCCTGATGGCTACGGAAATAACTCATGTCCATAGCTCCTGCAAATGAACCATCAGGAAACATACCTGCTATTTTCATATAATCTGGATCTAATGGAAGAACAAACATTCCTTGACCTTCTGTATAATAAGCACATCCATAAAATACATCTTCTCTTAAAGTGATAGACGCAGCTTTACGAAATTCATAATTCAATCCTAAAGTGTCAACTATATCAACTGTTTCTTGATACTTTTGCAATGTGGATTGTACATCGTTTTCGCCTGAGATTATAAATGGAGGAACTATATTACGAATTGTAAGATCAATCTGATTTGCATAATATTTACAAAGACGATAATAGATTTCTGAACGATAATAAAGATAACGAGATAAGCTTCGTAGATTCTTTTCATTAGAAGAGATATTCTTTATGTATGATTTTACATCTTCCTTTGAGTAATTACTGATTGACGTATATCTAGATGATTTCTGAATATCTCGAAGACTTGTAATTGCACTTGTTGCGTCTTCATAACGTTCAAGTTTACTTTTATTTTTCTCATACCATTCACGCATTTCATTTGCGGTTGGCTGTTTTGGAGTAGAAGAAGTAGTTTTCTTCTGTGAATTATTTACTTTAGCAGGTGCATTAGAATTTGCATCTACTTTCTTAGGTCTAGGCATATTTGATAATGCACCTCCTTAATTGTATTTTGCTTTACGGATTGGAAGCTTTGAAACTAATGATTGTGTATCTTGTGTCTTAGGTTTTAATTTTAATTCCAATTGACAAGCACACCAATAAGAATAGGCAATAGAAGAATATCTATCTTTCCTCATACCTTCGACTTCTTTAACCTTGATATTTCCGTTTTTAACTTCATGATCCAATTTAATCAATTCGTAAACGGCAAACGTTGTTTGCACATAAGACATTTTCAATTTTGCTTGTTCTGTTGGAGACATTTTGAAATATCCCTTATATGTTTCTTTTAATGAGCTATCCGCATCCTGTTCAGAAATAAGAAAATTAATTTTTCCATTCTGTATACCATTTCTAAGTAATACACATATCTCATTATTAAAATTAGCATTAGCTTTTACAGACCAAACAACTTTATTAGCATCACGAACTTTGCATCGTTCAGCCATATCTTTATCATTTATACAAGTCATTGCCTGATATCTTTTACCGTTTTCTTGGCAAACTTGATCCTTGGTAATAAAATCATATACTCCCAAGCCAATTCCGTTTGTATCTAAAACTAAATCTGTACATTGATACTCATAAAAATATTTCATAACAATCATTCCTAATTCGTCTGTTTTCAAGCCTTCAAAAGTTTCACCATATACGAAATTTGATTGATATGCAGTATCATTTACTTGAATTAAGTCGTTAATAAAAATAGCAGAGGCATCATTTTTTTTCTTTTTCGTGGATTGCATAAGAGCAACGTCAATAGATAGAATTCTTTTACCAGTAGATGTTAATTTCGGAATTGTTATTTTGTCATTACAGAAACTCAATGGTGGAAATGCTTTGCGAAGTCTTCTACGAGCAGTTAATTCATCAAATTTAAACAAACTACCATCTGTATCACCAAACCATAGACATTCCATTTCCATCTGCTGAACAAGTTCATTGTAATCAGCTTCACTCATTTCATCTTCAAGCTGAGAACGAGAGAGTAATCCTTCACGCACCGATACCTGATAAGGTAATCCACATATGAAATATTTTTTTGTGTCATCAAAGAAATTAAGAGTGTAACTTTGCGCTTTTCTATAAGCCCATGAACTTTTAAAATATGCACTGGACATATATATTTCTTTGTTTCTTTCCTGCATATGAGCATATTCGGGTTTTTGTAAATATTTTGGCTGTCTTGGACTTGTTAAGAATTTACGCAATACAGTATTGATAACTGTTTCATCGACCATACGAAATTCATCAACAACTATGCAATTTGCTCTGGCTGATCTTGAATTTTCTGAACTGGTTCTTGTTTTTATCCATGAACCATTTTTGAAATAAATAGAAGCGTCATTTTGACCAATATTACATTTTTCTATTTCAGAACGTAATATGGAAGATTGTTTCATGAAATCATCTTGTATTTTCAACAAGACTTCGTTAGCCTGTTTTAAAGTTCCAGAACTAACAACTATTTTTGTACCAGGAAATAAAATACATCTTACACAACAGAAGAGGGCGGTAAGATATGTTTTTCCTTGACCTCTTGCTGCAAGATACATAACAAAATTGTAATGCATCATGCACCACAAGAGAATTTGCTGAAACCATTTAAGAGATAATCCCAGTACATCAATGACATACCTATGTGGGTTGTTACGATAATATCCTGCTCTCCAAGCAACAGTTTCCATTATCTTTTGTTGTTTATCTTTTTCTATCTCAGTCTGAGTTTTTAATTGAGGCATAAATTATACCTCCTCTTCAGCTTTCTGACCAAAGATTTTATCAAATAATGCTTCTGAATCAGTATCTTCATCATACTCAGGCTTTTTGACAGTATATTTAGAAATGAACTTTTCATAAGTAGAAGAAAATGCATTTTTCAATCCCATCATTTTAGAGAGATGCCCCTTAAAGAATACATCAATTAAGAGTCCAATTTTATCAGGATCTTTAAATTCACCTTCTGGTTCTGGAATTGGTTTTTCTTGTTCCCATTTATCAATAAGCTGCCCAAATGTAAGATTATCAGTTAATTCAGATGCAGTTTTTTGATTAGGTTTGATATTTAAACTTCCTAGCAGATTCTGTAAAGTAGCATCTAAATCTTTTGTATCCTTGCCATTTTTCTGAGCATTATCTATCTCAAGTTCCTTGCAACATACTCGTTTAAATAAAAGTTCCTGGGATTTATTTTCACATGGATAACGTGTCGTCCAGTCTTGGTATTCCGTCTCAAGATACATAAGTTCTTCATTATTATAGTTATTTCCAAATCTTTTTCTTGCTGTTTTGAGTGTTTTTTGAACAATCCTTGTATTTGTTTCAGGATTATTATCTATATCATCAATAGAAAATTCAGAGTCTTTATAGGAAGTGTTATTGTACTGTGGAAGAGAAGCTACCATTACAATAAGATTTTGAACAGCCGTTCCACGAACTTTTTCACCAACACCTTCATTAATAGCTTGTAACTGTGCGTTATAATCACTTTCGCTAAATTTCCAATCAAGCTGTCTAAAAGTGTTAATTGTTTTTTCTCTATTGTCTGTTCTAATGCCAGTTTTAGGATCTACGTCAGTACATAAATCTAAAATACAAGCCTTACACGCAAAATGCTCAAATCCGCTTTTACTTTTGTTAGATTTATAAAAATTTCCATTACCTTTAGTTGATTTCCATTTTCCACAATGAGGACAATAGATATAATCCAAATCTAGTAAATGGTTGTAGTCAATGGCTAAATCATGATACGCACCTTTTACATTATTTACTGTTAACTTTTTGACCTCATCATCAGTTTTGGCTTGTCTTAAATTAGCCATTGTTTCACCTTCTTTCCTTTTATTTCAACACAAAAAGAAGCCACTTCATACGAAATGACTTCTCAAACTTTCCAATATTAAATTTCCAATGAAAGTGCAATTTATTTAGAACGCCGTGTTAGGGATTCGAACCCCAAAGACTTTTACATCCAGACTGTTTTCAAGACAGTACCCTCGACCAATCGGACACACGGCATAAACGTAGCATATTGGACTCGAACCAATGCACCGAATAAACGATGACCTAAGATTAGCAATCTTGTGCAATACCAACTCTGCCAATGCTACAGATAAAGAGAGTCGCCTCATGAAGCAACTCTCTGTTACTATATAAATACCATATAGCCTCGCTGTCCATTTAAGTATCAGCTATTTATTGAAAATTTATTGTCTTTCTCATTGAGTTCTCAAACTCCGAACTTTCATTTAAACTGTATAGAACATATCCTATTGTTACAACAGTACCTGTTCGAAAACCGCAATAGACATAGAGCGGTAGTAAGTGTTGAGCTTACACACCTAAGTTTCGTATGCATCCAAAAAATAGGTTTTGGCATCAGGTTTACCGCACGAAAAGATTTCGGTGAGAGTCGAACTCACGCCCTCGGAGTTGCAGTCCGATGCCTTAACCAACTTGGCTACGAAATCATAAATAGAGCATAACGGACTCGAACCGATACTTACGGGATGAAAACCCGTTGTCTTACCTTTTGACTAATGCCCCATATTTAGGGTGGAAGAGTACCACCCATTATTTTTTACAGAATAACTTCTGTTTTACCTTCAAACTTAGTGTTCAAGGCACGAATCTCAGCAAGCTTCTTACCGATTTCTTCCTGAATCTTAGTAGCGAAAAGTTCAACTTTTGCCTTACCAAGTTTCTCAACACTATCAAAAGGTGCTTTGATTTCTGATTCTGGAATCTTTGTAACATCTATAGAGAATGTAATGTGAAGGTTTTCATCTACAACAAATGACTGGTTGATAATATCTTTTAATTCAACAGAGATAATAGTTGAATCATCAACTTCGCTATCAGTTGTAACTGGATCGCCATTAGAGTCAGCTTTCATATTAGATTTAAATGATATTTTAGAATATTCGATTGTTCTGACAAAATTATGTAACATATCTTTTTCAGTAGCAGCATCAGTATCAGATGTACCTAATTCTGCGACAGAAATATCTACACCAATAATATTTTCATCAATAGTTTTACTAATATTTAATTTCATGAATTTGTTCCCTCACTTTCAGTTTCATTTGCAATTACTTGTTTATATCCGTCTCTAATAGCCATAAATAAATCACGCAATACTTCTTTATCAATAGAGCAATCTAAATTTGACGTATCAAATTGTGGATCACTTACTGAAAAATCTAATGTTCCGTCATTCCGTGGCACGAACAAAATTTCCACGTTGTTGTTTAACAGTAAAGTAATAGAATCTATTTTTTCACCATTGTTGGATGTAACTTTACGAACCTGTCCAACTTTTAATGGCTCTTGCTCAATAATCAATCTACTTGCCATTATATACGCTCCTTTCTTTTTTTCGTTTTCCTTTTAATCGTTGAGTTGCGGAAACAGGACTCGAACCTGCATTCTCTTGGTTATGAGCCAAGTGAGCTTCCATTGCTCGTCATTCCGCTATGATAATCAGCATAAAGCACTAACTAGCTGATATTGGACTGTACACATCCAGTTTATAAATTAGACACACTAGGTATCCATGCTTTTCAAAATCACTTTAATCAGATTTACTCGCTAACCAACACACGAGAAGGAGATTACTACCTGTGTCACCCAAAATATATTGCGCTTATATAGTAACACTCCATATTTATCTGTCTTTCCAGATGTCAGACCGCCCAGTAATCATTCGCTATTATCTATCTCAAAAATTCAGAAAAGAAACTAGCGATAATTCCATTTCATATAAAAGCCTAATAGACATTGGTTTTTAATATTTAGACCACAAGCTCGAAAGACACTGTAGTACAAACTTGAATTTAAAGGTTCTCATTAACGTAGAGAGGCACGATCACTTCTATGGTTGATATTGACCGTTTTAGGACTTACAATGCTATATGAATAGTAAATGCCAAAATATGTTAATCGTCTACTAAGGCAAGACCTTTCCATAACACCGCCAATGAGCAGTAGCAGTGGGAAGTTTTAGACCATTCCAAAGGTCAATAATTTCGCAAACCGACCTTTATATTTATGTCACATATCGGTCAGTGACAGCTCACTTGTAAAAATCTATCAACGGATTGACAGACCGCCCTCACTTCTTTTGGATGTGAGCAGCTTGTATAACTTATCTATGATGAGCGGTGTATCCATCATCTCAGATACTCCGAAGAGTGTGTAGAGAACCATTTTCAACCTATAGATAAGTTGTTGTATTTATTTATTCTTTTGTTTTAAGAATGCATGTTTTTTGAATTTGTCAAGGGTTAGACGAAAGCATCATCGGGATTGTCAGTGTCTTCACGAATTACATACATCTGAGTGGTTTCGGAAGGATTATTTGCTTTCAGATTCATTTTTCTCTTTTAAAGCATTGATTTTTTCCATAACTTCTGCTTTAGTTTTAGGTTTGCAATAGAAGGAACGGGTTGTTTCTGTCGATTTGTGGTTGGCAAGCTCGGCTGCTAACGCTAAATCACCTGTTTCTTCATAAACCAAATTTAATCTCGATTTACGTTGGCAATGGGGACGATAATCAGAAATTTGAATGATTTCACCATATTTTCTCATTCTGTCTCTAATAGCACTATCACCCATAGGCTTATATTTTCCTTTGTATTTTGTAATTAACAACGAATCACATTCTAAATGGTCATAATCATTCTTTCTCATCTCAAGCCACTCTTGAATAAGTTCTTTTGCAACACTCCCAAAAACAACCTGCGTATGATAACCCTCCTTTTCTCTTATATCTACAAACATGTTATTCTCTAAATCAAGTTTAGATAATTGTAACCTTAACAACGCACCAATTCTATTTGCTGAGTCAAAACTTACCTCAAATAAAATTTGATCCTGAATTGAATACTTATCATTTTCAGATAATTCTCTACGGATTGTCTGAACTTGTTCTTCTGTAAGGAAGTAAGAGTTCAAAATATGTTCCTCATTAGCTTTCTTCATTCTATCAAGTTTACCATCAAAAGGATGATACTTAACAAAACCACGTTTCATAGACCAAATATAGAATGAACTAACAGCAGAGATTTTCATATTAATAATCTTTTTATGATTCAGAAGTGTTTCCTGACAGAACATGATATAATTTTCCATAATATCAACGGCATTCTCCATAAACTCATCTGAATATAGATCTAAATCGCCATAATTTTCGCCTAACCACATAAGAAAATGACGAAACAATCCTTCATATCTTTTATATGTAGTATCTTTAACATCCTGATTTTTTATAATATTTGATTGGAGATATTTCTTGTATTTCTTCAAGTTATCAGGATTTATGAACTTCTCCTTATCCTTGGTAAAATATTTTACCCTTGTTACATGTGCCACTAAATCACTTCCTTTCATAACAAAAGAAGCGAGATAGTAGTGGACTAAATCGCTTCTCTAATTTATTTACTATGTATTGTGTTAATTTGATCTAACACTTCGTCAATTTCTGCTTCAAACAGTTTTGTACAACATGAATATAAATCATCAATATATCCAAAATCTTCAGCATATTTTATAATAGATAGTTGATCTTTCTTTTTAATTTGCTTTAGATTATAATTTTCACATTTCATCTCTAAATCTGTGTGAAAATTTTCTTTGAAACATTTATATAACTCTTTATATCTGCTTGCATAATTACTACTTCTTCGCCTACAAATTCTATTGATAATATCTTTCTTTTTATAAATATCAATATCATCAGTAAGACCATTTATAACTTTCTGTTTATGATTATTATCAGCTAATAATTTCTCGTTTTCTTCAACCTGTTCAACTAACTGTAATAATGCTTCTTTATATGTCGTTGGTAATTTATACTGATTCTGAATAGTGTGTTCCATTTCATTAAAACGTTTTACATATTTTGCTGTAAACAATATCCCTTTTTCACCCGTAAATTTATTAGCAAGAAAATCACATCCAAGTTTTGTAACAAGATAACATTTATTTTCTTTTCCAGAATTATCTTTATATACAGAAGGAATAAAATAATCACTGAGAACCATTTGGTGCTTAGTTAAAATTTCTGCATATCCAGCTCTATCTTTCGAGCCATCAATTTTTCTCAAAATAGTCTTATGTGATGTTTCCATCATTTCAGCAATTTCAAGGGTTGTTATAGTTTGTTTCTTTGTTTCATTGATTTTTAATTCATTCATTTTGTAAAATCCTCCTATTATTAAAAACAATTGTTATTAGTAATAGGAGAGTGGCAGGTAATTATCCTGCAAACTCTCCGTTGTCGATGCAATATGAACATACCCTATACATGCGTATCATCAACAGAAAGGTAGAGATAGGAGAGTGCAAACCATCCTACAAACTCTTTATTGAACTATCCGTTCAACCTATATTTATATTCTCTGTTCTCAAACTCAAAAACATTGAATTAGTGGGCAGGGTTGGACTCGAACCAACGAAGCCGAAGCGCCTGATTTACAGTCAGGTGTAATTGCCGCTATACGACCTACCCATACAAAAAGAGTGTGCAGCATACGCCACACACTCCAAATAATCTAAAATCCAAAAGCCTTTAACATCTTCTGAATATCTTCATGACTTAACTTATTGCTAGAGTAGTAAGAATAGCTCATATAAGAGTCACCATCTGACCTACTAGCAGTAAATCCGTGAGTATTTCCATCTTCATTTTCAGAAGTATGTAAATAAGTTTCATCATGTGAAGGACAGTTCTCACAATCACCATCGCAGTCATCATAATTGCCAACTTCTACTTCATATACCTCATCAGATTCAATCTTCGGAATAATCTTAGAATTGCAATCATCAAAGACGTATACGACATCCGCTTCGACAAAGATATAACCATCTTTTCGCTTTACAGGTTCACACCAAATTTCGTCATCTAATAAGCTGATAACGAAAGCGTCATCATATCCATCCCATTCAGGATCTGCTAACTCATTGATAAATGCAATACCATAACCCATTCCAATAAGTTCACGAATAATCTCTTTTGCATCTTCATATTTAGCAACAACATCTATTGAATTATATTCATCATCAGATCTTACTTTGTTGTATACGTCTGAAACAGTACAGGTAAAATCTTCATAGTTTTCAAAATGTAATATTTTTATAATAATCACAACCTTTCAAATTAAGCGTTCTTTACGGCATCTTTAAGTGCCTTGCCTGCTTTAAACTTAGGTGCTTTTGAAGCTTCTATGTGAAGTGACTCACCTGTAAGTGGGTTTCTACCTTCTCTAGCAGCTCTTTCAACTACTTCAAATGTACCAAAACCAACTAACTGAACCTTGCCACCTGCTATAAGTTCATCAGTTATTGATTTTATTACACCATCAACAATAGTAGTTAAATCCTTCTTTGATACATTTATATCAATATTTTCCTGTGTCTTTGCAACTAATTCTGTCTTATTCATAAATAAAAAATCTCCTTTTAATCTATAATGTTTTTGCACTTTTAATATAATAAGTGCTGATTTAATAAAAGAGGGTAGTAGTCAATACGATCTACTCCCTCAAAAAAATCTTATTCAACCCAAAGCTGAACCTTATCAATATATCTACCAAAACAACCAGCATATCCGTCCTGTCCATTTACAGTTTGATCATCTATCTGAACAGGGTAATATTCGTCCATACCCTGTGGCGATACCTGTATATATAGACACTTGTATTCATAACCATCAGGTGTATAGAATACTGCTTTTAATGCGTCAATAGGTGTTCTACCGTTACCTGCGTAACCATTTTCGTCATCATTAATGTCATAGCCATCAACTTCTGGAAGCCAATCGCCGTTAAGTAAGTGAACCTGATATCTTACATAACCTTCACTAACACCAATGGCAATACCTGTAATTGCCTGATCATCACTAGCACCAGCCCAATCATCTCTATCATGAACTTCATCCCACCAACGATTATTTGACTTAGCCCTATAATAAACATCAACATGACCTAAATCATTAGTTCTACCACCTGTAGTTTCATTATTATCCGAACAATCTTCACTTGAATCTTCTGATACTACTTCGCCTGTTAAGGCTTCGACTATAGCATTCGCACAGGCTTCAGCATCCCATCTGTTAGCATCGTCTCTATCATCCACGAAGCAACATTCAATTAAGATAGCAGGGGCTTTTGTGTTTCTAAGAACATAAAGTCCTGAATTGGTTTTAAATCCTCTGTTCCTAATATTAAGTTTTTCTGAAATTGCCTCACAAATCTTCGAACCAATTTCTTCTGTTCCAGTGTCATATCCGTAAACTTCTGTACCACCAGTAGAATCATCGCCTTCGTAATCATCTCTACCAGAGTTAAGATGTATAGATATATCTAAATCAACATTATGTGAATTACATTTAGCAACAATCGCTGCTAAACAACCATTCTGTGACGTGTTTTCATCACACGTACAATCATAAACTGTATGTCCAAGTGCTTCTAACTTTGCAATTACAGCATTCTTGACGATTCTGTCTTCAACAGACTCCTGTAAAATACCAACTGCACCATAAGCACCCTGATCCTGTGGACAGTGACCTGCATGTACATTATATGTAGCCATTTTATATTCCTCCTATACAAAATAAATAAAAATAAAAGAGGATAGTATAAAACTATCCTCATAAGAACAAAATATAATTAACTAAGCTGAATATCTTTTATCATTTCAACTTCGTTATCTTTTAAAATTGCTATTGTTTGAGATGCTACACTACTGCAATAAAAATTTTTGGAAAAATCATTGAATCCGCTTAAGCAGCCTGTAGATATAGCATATCTACCATGATTTTCTGACTGAATGGAAAAATTGTGGAGATGTCCACTAAAGATTAAATCATAGAACTGATTATCACTAGAAATAATTTTTGCAAGATTATATCTATCATTTTTATATTTATCACCATGAATAAATTTACAAGATAAACCACAAACAGTAATATTTATCTCAGAATCATTATAATTTGTATCTAATATAGAAATGCGTTCACAGCCACTTACATCAACCAAATCTTTAATATGTTCAGTAATAAGCACATTTGCGTTGTCGCCCTCATAATTCTTTTTCTTGTCACCTGACATACGATCATGATTTCCAGCAATACCACCAAATACAACATTGCAATCTTCAGCTAAAGCGACTAATAATCTATATATTAGTTTAGTAGCCTTATGTATCTGCATAGATTGTAAAAATTCACAATTATGTGCTTGTGTTTCTCTCATATATGAATTCTCGATCATATCACCTGTTGATATAACCAGAACCTGACGGATATTATATAATTCAATATACTTCTTACATTCAGAAATATATTTATCTATTCTTTCATTAGCAATTTCCCAATTAAAATTATTACCATTACAATTGTTAATTATATAGCCAATATGCCAATCAGTAATATGACATATCATAGTGTAATCAGATTCTTCTTCAACAGAAGAGTACATATATGTAGGAATTTCCATTGAGAAATTATTATCTTTCATATATTGTTTTAATTCATCAGCAACAGTAATGCAAGGAACTAAATCTCGTTTAAGTTTATTAAGTTTCAATCTATCATTATGTATTTGCTGTTTAACAATATATTGTTCACCTAGTACTTCTTTAGCATCATCAAGAGTACTACTTTTTTCTGTTATGTTTTTAGCTTTTAAATATTCTCTAACAAAATAATTGCCAAATATGGTCTGACTAGCCTTTCTAACGCTATCATAATGACATTTTATATCATATTTATCTACAATTTCTTTCCAATCTATATCTGAAATACCAGACATTTTATTCGAAATTTCTTGTAAAACCTGTTCATAAGTTGATGGGGTTAGCCCATATTTTTTTAATTCTTCTTCGAAATTATAAATATAGTCCACCTACTCTCTATTCTTCATTAGATTCAGTAGGTTCATCGAGTTCGCTTTCCTCTTTTACCTTCACATCTATTTCAACACTGCCACCGTTAAATACTGATAGAAGAGTAGCAAGCTTCTTTTCTTCGCCATCTACATCAATGGTCATATTATCTGTGTCAATGATACCTGCAATCTTCATAGAAGTCTGCTTAGTCTCTTTAAAAACAAAATTTGCCATAATCCTTTAAATCCTCCATAAAATTAAAAATTCCCACCAGAACGCTTTCTGCCAGGATTAAAATACATTTGTTTCGTTTTATTCTGTTTTACTTCAATATACTCACGAATCTTGCTAATATAATTTTCATCGTAACTTAAACGAATATGTGACTCCAAATAATAACACCCACAACGAGTAGGAATTTTATTTGATAATACATTGTCTATAAGCTTATACGATGGATTAAGATTTGAAAGATGAGTATGTTTTTCTGTGTCATCTTTTCTGCATATACGATAGCCGTTTTCAGTCTTGTCAATATAAAAATCTTTATATTCTATTCGATTTTTCATAGCCAGCACCTACTTGACGAATTTATCTTCGATGTAACGCTTTCCACTACAAGTCTTGTAATAACCTATGTGTTCGCCTCTACGATCTACATATCCTCGTCTTGTGTTTCTGATTACACCTTCAGATAATAATTTTTCAATTTCACTTTTAGAAATCTGTTTAATAATTTTCACATCCTTTGATTTATTTCCTACAAAGTAGGATAGTAGTTGGAAATGTAGGATTTGAACCTGCGACCTCTTGATCCCAAATCAAGCGTTCTAGCCAAGCTGAACTAATTCCCAAAATAAAAAATCCCATACCGAAGTATGAGATCCTTACTTAATATGAGCTGAGATATTTGACTCAATACACTAACATCTACTGTGGTTGGACACAGTTTATCACACAAGCGATTAACTTGTAGTTAGCAACAACACCGATTTTGACATAATCGGCAAACTCTTACCACAAAGTATTATAGATTTTCTTTCTGCACATTCTTCCTTGCGAGATTCATAGGTTGCAGCCTATTAGAGTTGTACGTACTTGTACTTTCTCATATAGTACCTTGCGAGTGCTATATGTCACCATATTACAGATGAATAAGTTGTTTGTCTCTTTGCGGTTATACACACTTTTGCTTGTTCTTTTCTATCAGTAAATCAAATAATATTTTTATTATTAAGGAATTCTGTTCATTCACCAAAAGTATGTACTTACAAATGGACGATGAGGTGTATATTTGACCATCAGTACCTTTTGAGTACCACCCAATCATCACCATCCTGCTCGGATTGCGATCTCCTTGCTTTTTGATTCCATCCCTGTTTTTCAACTTAAGAGATATTATCAAAATCCTATCAACAGTTATACTTGCGGTATTCCCGTCAATAGTACACAAATCATCCCCACATTTCTGTGTTAATACAGTGCCTATTTCGAGACACCCACCAAATCAATTTGTTTAAGAATCTCATGCAATGCAATTGATTACATAAACTCATAAATAGTCATTATCAGTTGACCTCTGACCTTAGATATGGCGTAGATTTTATGTGTTTTCCGTTAAACTGTATTATACAGTCGCAGCCTTATAATACGATAAGAACCACTTTATACGTGTCGCCACGCTTATTTTAAGATTCAACATCCTCCGATCCGAAACCGACCAGTCCTATAAAAATAGGATAACTCCCACAACAGGATTCGAACCTGTAACTTACGAATTAACAGTTCGTTGCTCTACCATTGAACTATATGGGAAGAGTATCAGTGATTACACGATTTTTTAAATAATGCAACCACCGATATAAGAAAGAGAGGTTAATTTATAAAATAAACTTTTAATATTATGTAATGCCACATAGGGCAGGATATTAAGAAAAGCTGATTTCATTGTTTTATATTCGGGGCAGATAATGATACGTCTGCCCCTAGTATACTTTTTAAACTTGCAAGCCCTTACTTATTACACGCATTGGCAACGGCGTGGGAGTTTACTAACACAACTCTGCGCTTTCTTCCCTCCATATAACGGACGTTAAGCACTTTTGGAAACCCTTGAAAATAAAGGGGATTGGAAGAAAACTACAAAATAATCGTGCAGTTTTTGTGCATTATTTACAATTAAAATTCATTAAAAACTTATTTTTATCAACTCTATATAGCAAATTTAATATTTTTCTAGTATGCTTTTCGGGATTATATGTGCGATTTTTTGAAGCACCAGTCTCACTACTCAATCCTAGTGCAATTTCAATTAGACGATTAATAGTGACGACATTTTTTATTTTCATTTTAGAAAGCTCAGATATGATTTCAGAATTTTTTTCAGATAAGAAGGATATATACTCTGCATTATCTAAAATATTAATCTTTGCAGATTTTACGCTTAAGTCATAGTCTTCTATAATCTTCATCATCTTTGTCATTTGTCTTCGATTGGCTTCTCCATTCATCTTAATAAAAAATACAGAAGTTGGAATTGTTTCAACGGTAGAAGCGTTCTGAATTTTATTAATCCAATCTTCAAGCCAGTTCATAGGACACAACAATTCTCTATTGATACGACTTTTAAGTTTATTCTTTGATTCGTCAATTTCATCTTGTGGAAGTTCTTTGCCATCTTTTGTATATTTAATTTCTCTGGTATATTTCATAAACTCAGGAAAATCGTACTTTTTATACTTTGGTTTACCTAAATCCGTATACCCAACGATTCTTTTAATGCTCATGCAAGGAAGTTTGCTAATTCTATCAATTTCTTTATTACCATCAATTTCATATTCCCTTTTACATCCATCAATAATAACCTGTGCAAGAACAGATAAGATAATAAAATTGTCATAAAGTTCTTTAAGTTTTTTATCATCGGGATTATCTTTTTGTAATTCTGTCCAATAATAAGTCATTGCCAACTGAGCCAAATTACTTGAATATCCGATTCCCATACGTGACTTTGAAAACTTATTATCCATAGCAGCATAATCCTTTTTTGTGTTATTGTAGGTAATACCAGACTCTTGTAATGCATTTACGATGGTATAAAACTCTCTATAACATCTTTCGGCACACTTAACCATTGTTGATTGATTTGTGACAAGCATAAAATCTGAGTCTTCATCCATCCCATTTGCCCTGTCTTGAATATCTGTATGAATACAATTAACCGCTATGATATTTTTACTAAATGCAAAATACTTATCCATTTTTTCTGAATAGACATTATGCAAATAACATATATTATTTGGGGAATTATGTGGATTTCTAAACGCTGCAAGATATTCATTATTATCGAAACGTTTAGTATAACACTGAATACAATTAGATTCTTGAGAAAGTGTTGGATCTTTTTCAAAATCTTCACCAACAGAATAGAGCAGAAGTGCATAAGGATTACCACATACAGTCAAATTATCACCATTGACCATAATTTTTCCTTTTCTCATTCTGTATACATAATCAAAGATGATTTTCTTTTTTTCTTCTCTAAAAAATGTACTATTTCCAAACTCATGATTTTGAGCATATAAATCGGCAAGCATCTCATAATGATTTACATCATTTGCATTCTTTCTAAGAAACTTTTCAAATTCGTCATTGTCACGTTTAAGTAATTCAACATAATCAATGCTAATCTGAGCAATATCTTTTACATTATCCTTCGTACATGGAAGAGTATTAATCATTTGATAACTCAACTGTTGATATTGTCCTAATTTACTTGGGTGGTCGGTTTTTACAATGCCCCACATATCACCATCAGAATGAATTCTTTCGCACCAATAGTCATATGCTTCAGTAATATTATTACCCATTAAGTCTTGAAATTTCTTCCATTTAATCGCATTATCAGTAGTTATCATCTTAATATCTTTTAAATAATGCCATTTACCAAACATATCTTGAACCTGGTATGTATTGTAATCATATCCATTCTTCTCACACCAATCTTTAAAGAATTTTTGAAGATAACTCTTAAAGGCACATGATTTAAAAAGGTGATTTCTGAGTAATGCCATACCGTTAATATAAGATGGGAGACGAAGATAATTAGAATCAGCTTCGATTAGTGCCATGCCATCCCAAATTGTATTTTTAACTTGACGTTTTTCTTCGGATACAACACATTTTTTACGTTTTTCAATTACCTTTTCGTTTTTGTTAGTTTCTTTATTTTCCTTTTTGACTTCTACTTCGTATTCTTCTGCTTTAACAACTTTTGTCATTGTTTCAAAAAAGGAATCCTGATCTTTGAGAATTAGAATATCCTCAACAGGTATATGAAGTGTACCAATAATTGTAGATGTGGTAAGTGGAGCATAAGCTGACATTTCAACGATTTTCGCATTGTCATGACTCATTTTTTTCCCAAGTCCAATTGTTAACCAATCATATGCAATGTCATATAATTTACTATTTATGAAAATAACTTGTCCAAGTTTAGCTTTGGCACTTGTACGAAAAAGCATTTCATAATGAATTGTTTCTTCTTTAATTGTTCCGTCTCTGCGTTTACGTTTATATGTAACATCAACACCATTCTCGTAAAAATATTCTCTAATCTCATCTCGTGATTTTTCATTATACAAGTCTTTTCTATCTTCAACTTTTTGTAATGCCTGTTTAATACGTTCCTTAGAATCGCCATCAGTATCATTAAATAACTTTTCTAATCGAGTATGCTCATTATCATAAGAGCGACTTCCAAATTCATAATCAAGACAAATTATATCTTGTGTACTTTCATTTTTTTTACCAGATTTTCCTTTATAAATATTTAATCCATTCTTTTGTAAGAAAAAACTAAATAAGCTATTATTAAACATAGCATCAGTATATGTAAAATAATCCCGTGTTCCAAGATTAACATCATATAGCATACCAGCACTGATGTTTTTTATTTTAATTCCATATTCACTCATTCAGTATATCATCACCGCCTTAACCTAAATTCTCCCAAAATTCATCTTCAGAATCATAGCCACCATAATCTAAACTCTCTGCAAACTCGTGAGATGATTTTGTAGAAGCTTTGTCATAACTTTGCTCCAATTCAGAACATTCTTCACATCTAAAATTGTTGTCAAATTCACATTCCGAAAGTTCATCTACAATCAATTCTTTCATTTCTTCAACATTGTCAAAATTATTACTCATATAAAACTTACCTCCACTTATATATTCTCCAAATGAAATTTCTATTTACTTACACATTATTGAAAATAAACAGGTACTTTTCCAACGCTAAATCTTTTCATAATTAGATAACTTATATACCCATCAACTAATTCAAAATTCCTGTCAATGATAATAGGACTAAGCTCACCGTACTTAATAAAATTATTAAGTTTTCTTCTATACTTAAAATAACTAGGTGGAGTAGCAAGAAATATATTCTTAATCTTTATTTCACTAATAGGAATCCAATATTCAATACTTGTTTTATAATCAATATCAAAAAATATTCTTAATTTATTAACTATCATAATATCCTTCCTTTCCCATTTCGTTAAAATCATAACCTAACCAATTAACTAAAAAATCATAGCTAAATATACAATCTCGATGAAGATACTCACCTTCAGAATTAACTATAAATTCATCTCCATTAAATATTCCCTCTTTACAATAACAACATATGTAATTACTTTTCCTATCTTCGTGTAATGGACATCTTTCGGCATGTCCAGAATCTCTTCCGCAATATTCACAAGCCATTTTCATACCTCACATTTTATTTTCTCATAGCAAAATCCATAATCTGTAGTGTAATAGATATGCTTAATTCCTAAATCTTTAATAGCTGCCATACAACTAGAGCAAGGACGACACATGCCAAACTCTTTATCAAATCTTGTTCTGAAAATATACAATTTTACTTTGGAAAAATTTATATTCAAATGACGAATAGAATTAAGACAATTAATTTCAGCATGTAATGTTGGTTTAATACCGTTCTTATTCCAAGACTTTCTATATCTGTTATAATATTTCTGTATAGGATGCGTTTTAATTGTATTACAACCAATTCCTATTACATTTCCTTGATAAACGGCTATACAACCTATATGTGTTTTTCTATAATCTGATAAATCGGCAGCCGTTTTTGCTTTCTCGTAATATTTATAATCACTTTTACTTAACATTTAACTTTTCTTTCTCATATAATGCATTTCCACGCTCAAAACAATCAAGTTCATACTTAGTGCGATTGATATAACGTGTAAAATCAGTATTTTCAATATATCTTGTCACTTCCATACAAAGCACCTTTTTATCTGGCACATTAAATTCAATAACACAAGGCTCATCTATTAAATTAAACCCATCAACACTATTATTCTTAATAAATAGAGTAGTATCATATAAACTCTTTTCCTTATTCCATCTGCTCATAGCAAGTATTGAATATCCATTATTCATATCAACTGTTATAGCTGTGTCAGCAATTATCTCGTATCTCATTATGCAATTTCCTCGCTTTCTTTATTGTCTCTGATAATACATTCTCTTTTTCTATCATTATCAAATTTCAAATCAGTAAAAATTCTTGCAACAATATCTAAATCAGTTCCACCAAAATCTGCTCCTGATTTTAATAACAATGGTGAGCAAATTAACTTGTTGCGAGCCTTAAGTTCCATAGTTCTTGTCATTACATGATTTTCTGTTTCCTTTGTCATTAATTTTTAGTCTCCTTGTTAATAAATTTTTTTAGCCATATCATCGCTCCTTTTAGTGTGATACGTGTTTTTGTTACATATTTATATTCTCTAAATGAGAATTGATTTAATGTTAATTAAAGTGGGGATTTTCTAATTCACTGATATGTGATATAATCAATTTGATGTGTATACACGATTTTTAATTGTAACTCGTAAACCAAGGTCACAACTGATTTTATATCAGGTACGAAAGGCGTGATTATGCACATAAAATTGATATGTCCTATCAGAGTTTTCTTGTGTGACTGCACATGTTTTCACAGAAGGGAGGTCTGGTTAGGATAATTAATTTAATTTTGACACCTGGGATTACCATAGCTGTTATAAATCTTGTTAAGTATTGTGTTAGAAAGTTCACAGAATACAAAGAATTAAAACTGCTTGTAACTTCAGGCAAGAAACGTGTTACCGTTACGAAAAACGGTATTTCGTATGAGAAGTAGAATAAAATAGGTACGTGATTTACTATTTTATTCATTCTCATGCTGCAACCTTATTTAATATATTCACCAGTGAATTAGAAGCCTCACTGCAAATTGGAGCGTTTAGTGTAACACTCATTGCGCAAATTTATGGTAAAGAGATATTGTCATAGGAGATAGTATCTCTTTATGTTCTTACATATTAATATTCTCTAAAAGTTCTATCTGTTTTTTAATTTCCTCACATGGATCATATTTATTATCAATTCTTTGACCATGTTCATCAGTTATAAAATGTCTGTAATCAGCAAACACCTTTGGAGTAGTAGTATATTTTTCTTTGCCATCCTTAATATGTTTTTCTCTCTTCATAGGTTGACATTTTACAATTTTAAGTTCTTCCAAAATGTCAACTATACGACCAATATATCTTTCAGAAAGTCCAATGTCTTCTGAAATAGTCTTAAAATATCTATAACAGCATAATGGCTTACCATCCATTCGATTCAAATTAACACGAATATAAGAGAGTACAAGTAAAATATAAGCTGATGATATTCTTGCAGTATCAATCTCTTTATCCTTCAATTCTTCTTTGAAATTTAATATTACATCCAACTCATCAAAATAAATAATTCCAAATTTATCAGGTACATCAAATTTTTCTATATTAAGTTTTACTTGCTGATATTTGACCGAATTGGTCTTTTCTTTTAGACTTTTCTCAAAATCTGGACATGATTCAAAGTATCCATAATGAGAGAGAAGTGATAGAACTTCATAATATTTCTGATTTATCTTTCCATCTCTGTAGTTAGGTTTCAATTTAGACCAGTGGCAAAGTTCTGTTGTGGAAAATGCCACTGTGTCATCAAGTGACCGCCTTGCACAAAGATATGAGAAGATTATCACACGTTTAGACGAGAGATCTTTATCATAAATGATTTCTCGTGGAATTTTTACATAGTTTGGCAAGACGTATCACCTCACTATGCTAATCTTCAAGTTTACTCATTTTTAATCGTTTTGTTTTTGGAACTTTATAGTTATATTTAGATACAAAAATCTTTGCGTATTTTGTAGATGTTTTATCCGTATATGTATCACTATCTGCTTCTTTCTTAATTGAAAGTGGATCTGAGATAGATAACACATTTAATAAACGTTTTTTATCAAATTCCTTATTATATGTTTCATAAAAATCAAACATTCCTCTAATAAAACTCCACTGTAAAGATATTGGATTTCCACTAAAAGCAGTTTTATGAATATCCATACACTCAATAAATTTCTCTTTTTTATTTGTAGATACATATTCTTTATACAAGTTTAATAGTGAAGCAGTACAATTAATCTTATAATCGCTTCCTGATTCTTCTCCAAAAATATTTAATTTAAATCCAAGAGATTTTAAACAATTATAAAAATCTTGCTCATCTTTATTCTTTTTATATGTACCTCTGATTTGAGCCGTTAAAATTCTTTTACTACTCTGTGGTTGTCTTTTTGTATTTTCTTGAGCAAACCAATCATTTTCTTCCTGTTCAGTTAAGCCATAACGCAATTCACATCTAATAGATTTCCATCCAACACGTCTTACGATACCTACTGTATGCTGACCATCACCCATTTTTCTAGTACCATCATTTCTCACACTAATTTTTGGACACTCAACGGCATCTTTATCAAATACTCCTGGTTTACTGTTTTCTTCAATAAATGCATGATTTAGTGGTCTTTGGTAATCTGTCATTGACTCTAATTCATCAAGTGGAATGTTTTTATACTCTTTTTTAATTAACATACTTTAATCCTCCATTTTTAATTTTGTATTTTTTGCTAATTCAATAGCTGTTAATAGTTTCGTTATATTATTCTCTGCATTTGCAATACATTCATCTAATTCTGATTTGTTGACTCTATTTTCCATATCTTTAAGAATACTAACAAATCCATCATAATACATTTGGAAATCAGCATTCATACATTCAATAATAGAAATTCTATAGTCCCAAATAGAATCAAGATATTCTTTTGACTTTTCAGTTTTAAGGTCTTCGCATATTTGTTTGACTTCATCACTGACTTGATTTTTTTGAGAATTTTGAATAGTAGGAGATGATGTAGTTAGTTGATCAATATTATATTCTCTAGTTTGATTATCAGATGATTGTGTTTTTTTCTTTTCATTTTGTAATGCTCTATATCCAGCATTTATGCTTTTTTCGCCTGATAAAACTTCTTTTTTTAATTCCTCGTTATCAGATTCAAGAATTTTCTTACCTTTCGAATATGTATCAGTAGAAACGCCTGCTGTGTTGGCTAATTTTTTTGTTGTATTAATTGGAATAATAGGGTTTTCAGATTTCTGAAAAGGCTTTTTATTTTTACCAACGCCATAATTATTCCCAGCCTTTGCAAGATTTTCTTTCGCCTGTTTTTCATAAATAGGTCTATACTTCTCAGTTACAGCAATTCTTTGTATGGGAGACAGATTACGTCTTCCTAGCTGAATATCTAGCATCCATTGCATAACTTCTTCTTTTGTTTCATAAGCAAGCGTTCCAACTACGTATTCAATATTATGTTTCTGACACACAGAGTAACGATTATGACCATCTACAATATAACCATGCCATTCCATAATAGGAAAATTCTTGTCAAATCCATTTTCTACAATATTTTTTTCAAGTCGTTTGTACTCATCATCAGTAAGTGGTGGTAATAAATCCCTTAATTCAGGATCAATCTTTAGTTCTTTTTGTTCCATTTTCTTTCCTTTCTTCTAAAACATAATTTACAGTTACAATTTGTGAGATGAGAGTGTGGTAAGTGGTTCAATAGTATATTCTCCATTTGAATTCACAAAACATTAAAAATTGCACTTGTATGAAATTGTTAAAAATTTATTTGGGTACATACAGCATGTACCCAAAAGTGAAAATTTACTTCATTTGGGTACATCTCAGCTATCAATTTTGTGCAGTCTATATCTATATAGACTCATATTATCAAGAGAAGAATATTCCGTTTGTATTTCGTTTCACTTCATACAAACTCCATAATTTTTTGGTTAATTGTTATTGGTTATTTTAGGTACATGGTGTTTTTTAATTGATATTTTCATTTGGGTACATATATGACGTACCTATATTATTTCTGACCTTGAAACATATTATTTATTTCTTTTAAGTGAAATAGCATATAACATATTTCTAATGTTGAAAACATATATCCAAAATATTCAAGATTTTCTCTTATATAAGAATTTGATAACTTTCTTATAACAGATTTTCTTGTTCTTTTAAATAAAATTGGCTTTTTCATAATATCATTTTTTCCTTCTGAATTATTTTTCTCTTTCTAAAACAACATAATTAGCAAATGGATCATCAATATAAAACACAGGTAACTTATTATGATATTTTTCATATATTTCTTCATCTGATATAAATACACAAAATTTACTATCACCTTGTCTTTCTTTTCTTAGTTGTTCTAGTTCAGTTTCATATTTTCCATTTTTGACTGAACCTATTTTTCCACAAATAGTACAATATCCAGTTAATCTTGTATGTCTATTTGTTTTTCCAACAAATGTCGAATTATATTGAATCAAGCATTCTTCATATTGATGTTTGTGTTTGGACTTATGATTGCTTTTTGAGATATTGCTTTTCTTAGATTTTTTATATTTGGGTATTTCATGTTCTTGTATCATAGATTACTCCTTTGATATATTATTCTCTCTTCAATTGTCTACCTAGAGATGTTCTTTTCCTGCTAACGCTGCGAAAAGACCGCCCTTATCAAAGGGCTACATCTTGTGCTTACGCACATACTATATCTTTTTTGAGCTTGTATATAGTTTTCTCATACCCCTATCTGTGGGTTTAAAATGAGTTTTTGAGAGTAATTTTCAATTTTTATGTCTTAAGTGATAACTTATAAGGGTATGAGATAAAAGTGGCTAATTTTTCTGTGAGGTGTGATTTTCTCCCTAAATAGATTAAGATGCAATTTTATCCGCTAATAAATTTATTAATTTTTGTTTGATGAGAGTGGTGTGATGATTATTCACAATAGATTATTCTCTTATATGAATTTAAAATTATGAATTTTTAGTATTGTATGAATATGTTAATTAACAAAGAGAGTTAATGTAAAATTCTTTACATTGGATATAAGGCGAAAAATTAATGATTTAGAGTCTATTTTGGATTTTTATATGTCAGGTGGTTAGTTGTTAGGGTAGAGGATAAAAATTGAAATTTGAGCTGTGAGAGTGGATTTTTGTATAGGCGTGAGAATTGACAATATTATTTATAGTAAATGTATGTGAATGTATATAGATAGTTAATGTAATTTTGGGTGATGTAAAAAATTGACCTTGTATTTTGAGCATTTGGGTGGGAAAAAATGATTTTAGGTGTTATTGGTAGGGTAAAATGAAAACGCTGTGTATTGGCGAGATGGAGGGTTTAGATGAGAAATGAGATTCTTTAGTATTGTTATAGTGGGATTTTTTGATGGTTTGTATTATATTTTTGGTTGTTTTTGTGATGCATATAGGCGATTTTTTGGGTTTTCTGGTGTGGTTTTTATGCACCCCCTTGTATTGTAGATGAGAGAGTTGTGATTTGTGTGATTAATTATTAATGATAGATTTTGGATTAAAAATGATTATCGGTAAAAGTACTTATAAATAAGGAAGATTTTGGATTTGTGAATGAATTTTTGATAAGATGGAAGTTTAATTTTTGGGTTGTAAAGTGAATGAAAGTGGCTTGATTAGTGGGTTTGAGCGATATGGGGTACGATATGGGGTTGGGATGGGAAGAATTGGGATTTTGCTTGATTTTAGTGGAGATTTTGAATATTGGGGAAGGGTTAGATTTTTGAGTTGGTGTGTAGAATAACCAGCTAAGTGGATGCTGCCAAAATGCGACTATCATTTTGGTTTTAAATACCCCCAACATATAAAAACAATGGCTAATAGATATATATTAACCATTCTTTTTTCATCTGGAGCAGAGCGATTTGTAAGTAGTATTAAAAACTATGTGTTGTGGTGTGAGATATTATGTTATGTGGTTTTGTGTGAATAAAACTTTATCGAAAAAATTTTAAAATAATACTTGACACTAAAATAACTATATGATAATATAGCTATATCAACAAAAACAACTACACTCTTTTCAATCGAAAAAAGATTTTTCAAAAATATTTCAAAAAGTAGTTGACAACTAAACTATATTATGATATAGTTTAGACAATCCAACAGGGAGTAAAAAATCCCTGTGTCGGATAAACAACAGGGATTGAAAAAATGTTATAAACATTCCTAGCAAAATGATTATAACATTCAATTCTTATAAAGTCAATCGACTTTATACAATCCCCAAAATAAAAATCCCATAAAAACCGTGGGTTTAAAAAGCCGTGATGGTTAGTCTGCCATGACGTTATTCTGAAAAAAACTTGTAGTATTGGCAAGTTGCAATAAATAGGAATAGTTGAGCGGAGGCAAGCGGTTAGGCGGTTAATAGAATAAGTGTAACAACCATACACAACAGGTACTGTTATAATTTAAGTCTTTTGGGGTATGCCCATCGGCAGACTGAAAAAACAGGATGGTAAAAAATCTATTAGTAGCAATAAACAATGATACCAACACTAAGAATAATTAGAAAAAACCTGTATGAGATAGGTTGACAGGCTATCCCTGTCGTATCTCTGTTAATGGCAAGTCGGTAACGATACTACTATTAATAAATACAAGATTTTAGACTGAAGGGGTACAGGTTAGTTGATGGCATACTTAAAAAAGTAAAGCGTATAAAACACTTTGTAAACAGGCATAAAAAACTTGTTATTTTTGCCGACAGGGTAAAATCTGTTAGCAATGATTTTTATTTATAGGGTAACGCCTATAACCTGTTTTCCTGTTTAAAAAGTGTATAAATAACTGATAGATATAGGCTATGAAAAAACTAGCTTGTCTAACTTGTAATACTTGAGATAGTTTACAAGTCTTTTATTTTATGTGTGTTGACTTGTCCGCACTTAATAAATGTCAGGCGGTACACGTTGTAATATTGTGTATTGCAAAAGAATATTATTCTCTACTCACTGGCAGGCAGTTTCACGCTCAAGCGGTAGGATTAAACCTTTTGGAAGTGGGTTCAATTCCCACGGGTAGATTCTGGCATTATGCCACTATAACTATAAAAATATTATTGTGGATGTCCCCACGTTAAAACTTGGATGGATGGAGTTATTATGTTAAAAATCAATTTCTTAAACAATGACGCAACTATTAATCAGATTACAGAACTTGCACAGGCTGTACGGTTCGAACTTTGCGATATGACAAAAAAAATGAACCTTGATGCAATCGCTAAACAGGCTAAAATTGTAGCTAATGAAAAGGGTACACATGATGAGGATGAGATTGCAACGGCTCAGGCTAAAATTGACAAATTAAAAGCTGAGAATGTCAAGTTGTCTACAACTATGGAAGAGTTACGGACAGTTTATAATTCTATCATTGAGGCTATGACTGTACCTAATGACAAGGGTTATTCTAATAATTCTGATACTGTACGCACTGTATTGCGTGTAGTGGCTTGTGCTGAAAATAGCAAACTTTACAAGTATGCAATCATCCCAGTATTTGAAAATGAGTCACTTTATAACTGTTTACAGGCTATTCATGTAAATAATGATGTAGTAGAAGAGGGATACTCTACAAATACAAAAGAAAGAGTTGCACTCTATAAGTCTGCACAGGAAGAATTAGATAATATTATGCGTGATACATTTTCTTTGCCAATCGCTACACCTTACACAACTGCTTTACGTGTAAAACTCAATGCACAGGATAGAAAAGTATTACATGACTGCTACATTAAAGGTTTTTCTAATAAATTTGATACAGACGATACAGGCACAATTACATTCAAGTCACGCAAGTATAATACTGCCGTAAAGAAAAATCGCAAGGGTGAGATTGACTATTCAGGACTTGCAACTGATATTGCAAAAATAGTTATTTCAAAGTATGCAGAAAAGTAAAATCTTATAAAGTGTATAGTACGAAGGGCAGAGTTGAAAAATTCTGCCCTTTAATAGTGTACATTTTACACAATAATTTTAAGGAGACTATAACTATGAACGCAATTCAAACTAAAAAGATGTTACATAACATAGAAGCAGATTATATTGGAATGGGTAGAAAATCTGTTAAACAAGATAATATAATTATAGACACTATTATGCATTTATATTATGTTACTGATTGGTTAGACTGGAAAGAGTGCAAATATTTATTCATGCATTATATAGAAACTGGGATTTTGGATTTCCCAGAGGCTCAAAAAATGGCACGTAGAAGATTGACAGCATAATGATAGCTATGCTAAAATGTAGTCACTATAAACGGAGGTGAAATGTGTGATAGTATATAATAAGCTAGGTGACTACTTAAAGTCAAAAAATATGAAATATATAGATTTACAAAGAGAACTTGCATTAAGCCCATCTATGACAGCTAAGTTTACAAAAAATAGAACTATGTCAACAGACACCATAAACAAAGTCTGCGAATATCTCCAAGTCCAACCATCAGAAATTATGGAATGGATACCAGATGCAGACTACAACAAGGCAAACGAACAAATTGCCTCAATAGACGCACAAATTGCGGAGCTAATGGCAAAGAAAAAAGAATTGCAAAAATAGGAGGACAACTATGACAATAGAGGAAATGCGTCAAAGTATGACGCAAGCAAACGTTTACACAAAAGCAGATATAGATAAAATCTGTGAACTTGAAAAGCAGTACAGAGATGAATGTCAGGAAATAGCCGAACAGTGCGAAACTGAAGGCTATCCATCCAACGGAAATAACTATGAACTCCGTTGTGAAAATGCAAGAGCTTATTACGATGAGCAGATTGCATATATAGATGCAAAATACGATGTTGAAGAGTAAACCCCACAAAGCACCACGTAGGCAAACTACTAGGTGCTATTTTATTGCTTGACAATACAACTTATATGTTGTATTCTGTAATCGAGAAAAAGAAAGTGAGGATTATAGATGACACTACACAGTTATTACACTAATTCTGGTAAGGATTTAATACTCGATTATATAAATAATTTGCCAGAAGATGAAAAGACAGATGGATTTTCTGTTATGGAATGTATGGAAAACGGAGAGTTTGACAAAATAAGGTTTAAGCGTTGGGAAAAGAAAGTGTATGAAGTATATTTTCAAAAACACAATCGTATATTCTATATTACGGTAGATAAAGAGAATATATATTTGCTACACGTTTGCAGAAAACAGAAAAACAAGACGGAAAAGACAGATGTAAAAATAGTTCGGAAACGAGCAAAAGAACTTGGAAATTATTTAGGCAAAACATTTATATAAGGAGGTAATGATTATGCCATTCATAGAAATTAATGTAAAAAGCGAAATAGAAAAGCAGAGAGAAGCAGATCCAAAATTTAAAAAGGCATGGGACGAATCCCGTGCCGAATATAAATTAATAGGTGAAATGATTAGTTTACGGAAACAAGAAAACGTAACGCAAAAGGAATTAGCAGTATTAACAGGAAACAAACAACAAGTAATCTCACGAATTGAACGAAAAGAAAGCATTCCAACTATTAGAGCGTTCAGTCATATATTGGATGCCCTTGGGTATGAATTGCAAATTGTAAAAAAGAAATCAATGTAAATTAAATATGTGTAGTGTTTATAGCATCTTATGGAAACATAGGGTGCTATTTTTATACCCTAAATTAAGGAGAAAACCACCATGAAAAAGAAAATAGTATATGTCACACTAGCACTTGCACTAATTGCAGGTGCTTTTTTATTAGGTAGAAATATGCCTAGTAAATACGATTATTTGAATTTAAACTAACACAAAACGGAAACAGCATAACAATTTATACAGACACAGATTGCTATGATTTCACAATAAGAAGGGAGAATATTAATATGTCAAGAGAAATGTATAACTACAAACGCAAAGCGGTACGGATTGCAAAAGATTTTCGTTATACAACGGAGATTATGGAAGCAATTCATAAAGCAAAAACAGAAAACGAAATATCAAATATTATGAGAAATGCAAGATTAGCACAGGAGGTATAAGGCAAAATGGAAGCATTTAATTTTAGAATTATCAAGACAGCAAACGGAGCTGAAATAATAGATAATACTTTATCAACTCCGTACAACTCATTAACACCTATTCAGATGATGGATTATATCAATGTAGAAAACAGTCTATATTTTTCAGAAAGGAAAAAGAGATGGCAGAAGGCAACCGAACCAACAATCATTGATAAGGTAAAGAATTTTGTAAGGAGGATAATATATGAAGGGATATTATAACGGATTTGCTTATATGGGATTTGTGCCAAGTATAGGCAAATATCAGCAATTTGAAAGCGAAACTGCATATAAAAATTATCTGATAGAAAGAGGTGAGATATAATGAAATATATAACATATGAAGAACCGCTAAAAGGTAAAACATTCACAGAAAAGCAGATGTATGAAGTCTACAGAGACTTAGCAAACAAAGCAGAATATCCAGACTTTAAGTGTTGGAAATCAGATATGCTCAAGTCAGGAGTGTTTGAAAAGTTTAGTAACTAAACGGCGAACCGAAAGGCAAGCCGTTTTTTTATACACAAAATACATATTAAAAATATTAAAAGGAAAGAGGTAGTTAATTATGTGCAAAATTAATGGGAAGAAGTTAAGCGAAATTAGAATGAAAAAAGGATTATCACGAGAAGAACTGGCTACAAAAATTGGAATGTCTAAGTCATCTATAGAGAAATATGAAATAGGCACAGCCAATCCAAGTGACAAAGTAGTAGATAAAATATGTCTGCTTTTAAAGATAAACAAAAATGATATTGAGGTTTCTGATGTAGGATATAGCTTTACACAAGGCATAAGCAGAACAGTAGATTATGCAAGACGTAAAAAAGACTTTGTTCGTTATTCGACACCACACCAGACAGAGGAATTTGTACAAGCACATTCAAACGCAGAAGAATCAATGGAGGTTAAAGAAGTAGATTGTGCATTAAAGAACTCTTTCAGTATTGCTTCAAAACGATATATTCTTATTAACCCAACATTTATACATATTCCAGATTGGCAGAGAGATACAGATATGGCAAAGGTGCAGGAAATAGCACAGAACTTTAATGAAGATAAATTTGATCCAGTTAAGGTATATATCAAAAACGGAAAACTGTATGTAGCCGATGGCGCACATAGAATAGTTGCATTTGTAATAAATGAAGAAATAAAAATGCTTGTAGAAGTACTTAATTGTTCAGAGTATGAGGCAGTTCTTACATTTTTAGGACAGCAATCAGCAAGAAAGGCAATGACTGTTGCTGATACATATAGGGCAGGTGTAAAGGCAAACATAAGAGAATATACAGATTTTAAAAATTTATTTGAATCTTATAATATTCAGATTGTGACAGATGATGACAAGCTAGAAAACCCAATAGGTAAAGTCACATCATCAAGAACATTGTTGAGAATGGTAAGAAATAATACAGATATATTAGAACTTACAATTAAGACAATTAAAGCCCTTAATTGGACAGGAAGTGAAAAGAATGCATTTACACTTAGAACATTCCATATATTCAAGAAACTGTTTGCAAATTACGAAAATAATACAGTTATTGAGGGACTTCTTATGAATTGTAAGGGAGCTTCGTATTTTGAAAATAAGATTGCACCTGTTAAGAGTAATGCTGAAATGTATGACATTTTAGCAAAAGCAATTACAGCTTAACGAGAATAATCATATATAAAGCTGTGATAACGGCTATACGGTCACATTATAATAAGGAAAGGATTGAATCAATATGAAATGGATAACAATTTTACGGAATGGCAAATATGCTTTGTTACAAAGCGAAAGCGATACACAGTATGCGGTTGTTAGTGGATATGATCCAACACAACCTGAAAATCAGCAATGGGCGAATGGAAATTATTTCTCTTATGGATTGTTTGGTAAAAATGTAGAATTAAAAACACTATACCTTGCAAACGCCTTAGACTGTTTTAGGCAAAAGGTAGAAGAGAATTTTATCCCACGTTGCAGGCTTGAAGAACTTGCAACATTCTTTGCGGATAGACTTATCTCTGACGACAGAGAAAGTGCAATGGAATATTTTGATGAATATTGCGAGATGTCAGAGGAAGAGAAATCTTTCTTTGGTATTGAAGAAGATTCACCTATTGCAAATACAAAATTTGAGAATCCTATGTATAACAAGGGTTACGATGACGGATTTGCAGATGGAGCAAACAGCATAGAAGAGTAAATGGATATTTCATTAGAAAGGAGAAATAAAAATGGCAAGAACAAATTTTGATATTATTAGAGGTTTAATGATTGCAGATAATACTCTTGACTCTTGGATTTGTGAAACAGAAGCAGAAGAGAAAAGAGATTTGACAGCAGAAGAAGAGAATACATATATTCAGAATACTGTGGATATATGCAAAGAGATAATGCAGGATTTGTCTTGTAGTTCAGTAGAAGCATATAAAGAGATTTCGGAGTAAATAAATGCGTGATTCTTTGTAGGAGGTGTCGATTTGAAAAGACAGAATGTTAATAGAAAAAATAATATGATGGAAACAAGAATTAATGGAATTAACGAATTTGCAAAGGAAACAGCAAGTAATCTTCTTAAAAAATATCCAGATATTGATTTTTACGATTTGATGTTTCAATTTGAAATGCAATTCAGACATGAATACTTGAAGGCTATGTTAAAAGAAACAACAGACTAAATTCGTGTTTCATTAGAAAGGTAAAAGGTAAATATTATGATTAAATTTTATAATGAATGTATTGATAGTGCTGATTGGATAGAAGAAATTACTGGTTATAGACCTGTTGACAATGTTATTACTTTAGAAAAACTCGATGAAATTGCAAAAAATCTTCAGTTAAATGGTGGACTTGATAATGAACTTCCTAATCATTGGGATTATTATCCTTTAAGTGAAATTCCTAATCTTGTGCATAATGAAGATTATGATAGAAGCGAATTTACACTTGTAAGATTTGAAGATATATACGGTGGTTATAAATACAGAGTATGTAAAATTTAAGGAGATAAAAAATGATTGGAAATAGATATGAATTAAAGCAAAACGAAAAGGAACTTCTTGAAATCGAAAAAAATTTAGCCGAATATTTAAAAGTTCCATTTGTAAAATGTAGTTATGATAGTGTGAATAGTCATAAATACAAAGACAAACACGAAATAGAATATAGAAAGAAAGAAGCAAGAGAAACTGGATTATGGGATATGTGCGATTTCATAATCAACTATGAAAAATATAAGACAAAAGAAGATTACGAAGCAAATGATGGTGGTTATGATGGAGAAGTGTATGAGTTACTTTATCTCAAAGGTAACGGAAACTACATTGTAATTACTGGATGTGCAGAGTAAATTCGCATTTCAATGGAAGATTGGAGGAAACGATAATGAATGAAGAAATGAGTAAAATAAAAAATTACTTTAAAGAATATAGATGGGTTTCATTGGCTAAACAGTGTAAGCAAGAATATATTGTGTATTCTTACTTTTTAAATTATGACGGCACATCCATAGTCAGATTAAATAAGCAACACTTTAAAAATAGAGACTTGGAAGGTGGAAAAAGCAAAATAAGAAAAATAGAAATTCCTATCGAAAAATTCTTTAATGATACAATTTATGACTTATTAGTTCGTGGTTATAAATTAGAAGATTGGAGTTGAAACTAAGATTTCATGATATGGAAGGAGAAAGAACATATGATTGAAAAAGGAACGGAATTTTTACCATATTATATACAAATGATTATTAATTATAGTGGTGGAATTGGATTTGAAAATTATAGGGAACGGAGTGATGGAAATGAGTAGATATACATGTGAAAAGACAAAGGATGAAATTCTTGAAATTATTGCAGAGGAATTTAGAAAAGTAAATAAAGATTATGACAATGCAATGCAGAATGATAATGAAAAACTCAAGGAACGGAATCAAGGTAGATATGTGGCAATGTTTGATTTGCTGCATAGATTAGAGATTTATGAAAAGTAAATAGTAACCGCAAAGGCAGTTAGGAGAATAATCTACTAGCTGCCTATTTTATTACAAGAAAGTGAGGAAACGAATTATGTACGATTTTACAAAAAATGAAATGGAAATTATTAAAGACAACCTGATGTCATTTATTGCAAACTTTGGCAAGCCACGGATTGAGCGTGGTGATGACGGAGAAAGTTTCTATGTATTTACTGATGATTCAGATTCATGGAGACAGTATTGTTACAACATTGATTATCTGAATGGTTGGCTATATGGATGTGTTCAGGCAGCTTGTGGAAATCCAAAGCGAGATGAAGAGATGAGAGAAATGTGTGATAGTGCAAGTTTCAGAGAAAAATATGCAATCTTATATGGTGAAAGAAAAATAAAAAATATCAACGGTCATAAATGTTATGTATTCACATATTCAGAAGACGATGAATACCAGGATGCAAACGGAGCTTTATATGACACAGTAACAAGAAGTTGGAGAAATTAGAAAGGCAGGTTGATTAGTATGAAATATACAATAGATACATTAAGAGAGATTAACGCAAGATTTTGTGGTTCGCATATACTTATGAATTACGATGTAGATAAGGCAAATATGTATGTTGAACTTATAGAAAATACACGGTCTGAAAAGACTCCAAGTATAGGTGATTGCGTTAGATATACAAATGAATATGGAGATTACTATGGAGCAGCTCATATTGAAAAAGCAGATGCGAATGAAATTTATATCTGTGAACGACCATATACACCTTTTGTTCATGAATACGAAGGCAGAATTAGTTGTAATACAAGTGGTGGAGCGTGGACACATTTACCAACAAGAGAACTAAAATATATAGGTAAAATTGAAAAGAGATTTTGTGATTGGGGTAATTGTGGAGGCTGTGCAGATGGTGCTATTGATTTTATAGCGGAAGTAAATTTATGGGAATATGTAGATAGTAAAAATCCTTTTGTAAGTGAAAATGGATATAAGTTCACAACAAAGGATTTTGATAAACAGTATATATCATTCAATCCTAAAGATGATTCACCTTATGTATATTTTGGAGAAGGTTGTGCATGGAAAAGTAAAACAGATTTATATGCTTATCTGAGAACATATAGAGCAGAAATTTTCAAAGGACATTGGCAGAATCAGTTCATTGTGTGGACTTGGAAAGAGAAACAGCATCATGTATCACCAACGGAATTTGATCGTCTTAAATTAGAAGAAGATACATTCCTGATGAATGGTGACATCATGAGATGTAAAAGAAAATATGATGAAATTACTTATACTGTACACACATATTATGTTTGGTATTGGGACGATCCAACTAAAGACTTCTTTGAGGCAAGCGCAGAACAGAATAAAATAAGAGAAAAATATTATACACTTGATAGAAAAACTCCAACATATATTGTTGCGAGAGAAGAAATAAAGTCTGGAATTGAAATTCCAAAACATGGGGAGGTTTTGATTGATTATGCAGAATAATTTATATACAGCAGAATTAGCTGGGCAGTCTTGGGATAAAGATAAAAGATATGAGATGGTAATTATCACAAAATGGAAAGACAGAACAGACAAATCACCAGAAGAAGGGCATAAAACATATTACTTTAATCCCGATTTTAAATTACTTGCAAAGCAGATTAAAGACGAGGATTGGTGTAAAGAGATTTATGAAAGTTATCCAAAATATACAAGATTTAAAATTAAAAGCGAGGTGAAGTGTTATGCAGAAAATAATTGATAGTGCTGTTTTACCAGATGGAACGAAAATACAGCTTGAAGATTGGCATAGCGAAAATTCAGAAAAATATCCAGACTTATATGGGTATATGATAGGTGCTTATCCGAAAGCAAAAAATACAGGAAAATGGGGTTGGGTTAGAACAGGTGAAACTTTTAGATTGAGTATTGGTAGGAACGAGTATGCAAAATATACAGATGATATGGTACTTGCTGATTATGAATCATTAAAAAATGGAACGAAAACACTTGCTAATCTACGAGAACATTTTAATGATGGAGCAAAGCATGAATTTTACTTGGGCTTGATCGATAAAGAGCCTGAGTGGTAAAGGAGCGTGATTATATGGCATATTACAGTAGTCCAAGAAAGTATGAAAACGCAACTGGTAAAAGATTTACAGACAAATGCTCATGCATACATAGAACAGGGAGCGTTAAAGGTATGGTTAAATTAGGCTTTTGGGATAAAGATAGTGATAAGGTAAGACATGGAAATTGGATTTATCAGCAACCATAAAGCAAAAGAAATTGTAATTTCCAAAGGAGAGCGATTAAAGTGAAAATAATAAAATGTTATGAAGATTATACAAAATTATGCAAAGCATTAAAGTCAAAACAATATGATTTAACGAATGATAGCATCGGTCAGTACAATACAGATGAATACAGTGTAGATATTACATTAAGAGATTATGATGGAAATTGGTGTATTGATTATGATGTGTACAAGCCAAATGGCATTCCAAATTATCTTGACGGTGGCAAGGTATGTAATGTATCTAAAATGCCACTGACTGACAAAGAATTTTGGAAACTGATAAAAAAGAAATTTGAAAAGCATATAAAATAAGAAAGGTTAAGGTAAATATTATGAAAGTAAACGAAATTAGAAAAACAGAAACAATTGAGAAACTTGTAAGAACAGAGTACATTGCAGAGGATGGAACTGTATTTAGAAGTGAAGAAGAGTGCAAGAAATATGAGGAATCGGCACTGTTTGCAATCAGTAAAGAGCTGAAAAGGCTTGATAATAAGAAAAATGGAGCTTTTGAATATGACATTTATGATGAATGTTCTGACGAATATCTGGTAGAGATTTTCAATGCAGAAACAGAAAGAGATATTGAGAATATCAGAAGATATGTATATCTTAAAGCTCTTTCAAATAATTCATATGCGAGAAAGGAAGATGTTGATTTACCTAATATCACAGCAGGGCATGAAGTAATTATTCATTGGAACTATGACGAGGATAGTTGTTGGACTATTGGAAATGGAAGTATTGATGCTTTCTGTGGCTATATTAGAGAGAATCTTATGAGTTTAATTACACCAAAGGAGGAAAATGCAGATGCTTAATATAACATTCAGATACAAAGACGCAATGAGTAATTGGGAATGGAGAACGCAAAGTTGCACAGTATCATCCGTTGAAGAGTGTAAAAGAATTTATGGACTTGATAATGGAGACGTTGAGTATGAAATCCTTGAAGTAAAGAAAGTTAACGAGTAAACAAGAGATATATAAATAGAAAGGCAAAGGTAGTAATTATGAAAAAATATGTAGTAATTTGTTATTCGGTTCACAATAAAGAAATTGCAAGTCATGATGCATTCGATAATGAGGATTATGCTTATGCATTTCTCGAAAGGGATGCACAGAATACTTATGAAGAAGAAATAAATAATGCAAGCGAAGAAGATAAGGATTCGATTGATTTTACAATAAGTGATGATGGTTCAGCATATCTTTCATCTTACGATGGAGAATATGAATGGACTTGGGAAGTAATCGAAGTGTAAATCAAACAGAGAATAAATAAAGGCAGATGCAAATTATTGTGTCTGCCTTTTGTAATGGAAGGAAAAAGAAGATATCCATGTTGAAGATTACATACCAGAAGAATACATCTCTTTATTTAAACAGAGCAATGAATATCAAGGCATTACTATTAACTTAAAAGTACATGCTTGTGGACATTTTATTTTTGATGGTGATATACGAAGAGAAGTAGGGCTGATAAGTGCTGTGTCTGGATCAACTGGTAAAAGAACAGTATGTGCAGCTATCGAGGGTGGTTATCTTGATGAATTTGGATATGTCAAAGAGGATTTTCTTATTGTAGATAGTGTTTATCTTACATATAAATTCTTTCATAGTATCGGTATGGAAGTTCCTACATTTGATGAACTAAGACATATGATAGATAATGATAAAAAGACATGGGATATTTATGCGAATGGTATAACTTGTTGTGTTAATCAATGTGAAAAAGAAGCCACAACTAATCGTGTAAAAAAATATAAGCCACAGAATTTGGCTGAATTAAGTAGTTTTATTGCAGCAATTAGACCTGGTTTTGCCTCATTACTTAGTACATTCTTAAATCGTGAACCATATACAACAGGTGAAAAAAAGATTGATGACTTGTTATCCGACACTGCCCACTTTATGATTTATCAGGAATCTATTATGAAAGTTCTTTCATTCCTGCAATTACAAATGGGTGAAACATATGGTGTCATTAAATCTATTTCCAAAAAGAAATTAAAGGGCGAGAAGAAAGAACATTTACTTTCTGAGTTAAATCACTCATGGAATGATGAATTTGGCAATACAGATAATTTCAAGAATGTGTGGAATGTAATTGAGGATTCTGCGAGATACGCCTTCAATTCTCCACATGCTTATTCAATGGGAGGGGACTCTGCTTATCAAGCTTGGTTCAAAGCACATCACACAAAAACATTTTACGAAGTGGCTATTAACCATTATCAAGAGAAAAATAAAAAGGATAAAATTGATGCTCTTGTAAAAGAAGCTATTAAATTTTGGGGATATAAATTAGGTGATTATGAATTTGGTGCAGATAATCGAAGGGTTACAATCAGCGAAGAGAATAAACTAATATATCCTAATCTATCCAGTGTCAAAGGTTTTGGTGAAGGTGTAGTTGATACTTTATATGAATTAGGACAAAAGGAATATGAAACTTTTACAGGCGTTTTGACTGCATTGTTTTCTAATTCAATCAATAAAACCATTGTTAATAAGCTCATTAGGATTAATTATTTTAAGAAATATGGAGATGTAAATACTCTACTTGAAATTACACGATATTATGATCTTCTCAATGGAGCAAAGCAAATTGCAAAAGATAAAGCTGAAAAGAATAACTTGCCATTTGATGTTCTTGAAAAATATGGGAATGAGACTGCAAAGCAGTTTAATAAACTTGATTCTAACAAAATTATTAATGAGCTAATTTCAAAAATTCCATATAGAGAATTGACATTAAAAGAAAGATTAGACAACCAACGAGAAGTTCTTGGAATTGTAAGTGATTCAGATTCAAAAGTAAGCAAACGTTTGTATTATGTATCTGAATTGGATATCAAAAAATCCATAGTAAATGTTCACTTGTTTGAAATTTATAGTGGGAAAACAAGAGATGTAAAAATGTGGACAAGTCAGTATAATCGTAACCCCTTCGATTTGGGTTCTGTCCTTTACATAATTTCCCTTGAAAAGAAAAATAAAAAAGAGCCAACAGGTGAAATAAATCCACAAACAGGAAAGAAGATTTATAAGGAAGTTCCTGATAAATTCGAGTTTTGGTTGAGTAAATTTGCAATTAAGAATGATATTGAGGAGGACGAAGACGATATTTAGCAAGTATAAATACACAGATAAGGAGATGGAAGAGTTAATATCTTCCATCGTAATCCTTATAGATACTCGTGAGAAAGTAAACTCTCACATTACAGATTATTTTGATAGAAAAGAAATTTCTTATAAGAAGAAAGCACTTGACTATGGTGATTATAGTTTTATGATTCCTGCTAACGAGAAATTATCAATACCTCGTGATTTGTATTTTAATACCACTTGCGTAATTGAACGAAAAGCAAGTCTCGAAGAAATTAGTAATAATTTGACAAAAGAGCGTGACAGATTTGAGAAAGAATTATGTCTTGCACCAAAGACTAAAGTATTGTTAATCGAAAATGCTTCTTATGAAGACATTGCCACAGGCAATTATGATACAAAGTATAATCGGAAATCTTTTATAGCATCTATTCATAGTTTTTGGTTCAAGTATAATATTCCAGTTATGTTTATGCCAAATAACCAATATTCGGGTTTATTCATTCGTGAATACTTTGAATATTTCTTAAAGAATTACCTTCGATAGAGAGAATAATATAATAGGAGGTAATATTAATGATAGATTTAGAGGATTAAACGCAAAATTGGAAAACTCGATTCTCAAAACCCTTGATTTATAAGGGTTTCCGAGGTTGAAAAATCCTTTGAAACCGTTCTTTCATTTGGTTAAATTTGGAGATAAGAATGGAAAAATTCATCAAAATAGCAGAAATAAGCCTTTTTGAGAGTCATGAAGCAAGTAGAATGCTATTAAGCCTTATAAATCAAGGCTTTCAGCCGATGCTTTATGAAGAATATGGTGATGGTAGAAAATTATATTATGTAATGCAAAAAGAAGAAAACAATTGAAACTTCTGTTTCATATAAAAAAAAGAGAATAAATAAATGTGGTGGTGGAATATGTAGACACGAAATATCCGTTATGTAGCGAGAAATGTACTTAAGTGTACGACTGAACAATGCGCTTGGCTGTTAACCAAGAGTACGGAAGTTCTTTTCCCATGGCGGTCACGTTAATAATACCTCTGTTTGTACAGTAATGTATATGTAGGGTGAAAATCCCTACCCACATATTATTAAATATAACGACAGTTTCTTTGGAAGAAAGGAAGGAAATTATGAACACAATTGTTGTAAATTTGTTTGGCGAACCATCGGTAGGTAAAAGCACCTGTGCTATGGATATTGCAGCAAGATTAAAAAGAAACGGAATTAATGCTGAATATGTTTCAGAATTTGCCAAAGATAAAGTCTATGAAAATAATGATGAGGTATTTAAACACCAAGAATATCTTTTTGGTAAACAGTCATTCAAGATGGGAAGAGTCAAAGGAAAAGTACAAGTAATAGTAGTTGATTCCCCATTAATCTTAGGTGCTATATATAACAGAGATGAAGTATTAGGAGAAGATTTTAACAAGACTGTGTTAAATGTATTCAATTCATATAATAATAGAAATTATTTACTCACAAGACACCATTCTTATGAAAACGAAGGAAGATTCCAGAATGAAGACGAAGCAAAAGAAGTGAGAAAAGAAATTATTGATAAGTTAAATCAGTACAATATTAAATATGAAGAGATTGCTTCTACAGAATCAAATTGTGAATACATAGTGGAAGAAGTTATGGAGGAAATTAGAAATGAACAGTAAAGGACATTTATTTATTAGTTTAGGAAAATCAGCAATCAGAGTAATTGGTGGAATTGTAACATTAGTGAACGGTTCGATTATTCCATTAGCAGTAGGAATTATTGTTGCTGAAGTTGGTGGAGTGTTAGAAGAATTGGTTGATGAGAGATAGGTTAAAAAGCGATAGTTTCTTGTGAAAATTAAGGAGGCAAAAATGAACAGAATAACTATTAATGGTAAAACAATCACATGTTCAGGAGCTAATGTTGTCATCAACAATGGAAAGGTTATTGTAGATGGTAAAACAATTCAAGAGTGTAATAGTGGTGATATTAAAGTCGTCATCGAAGGAGATGTCAACAAAATTGATTGTGGTGGATCAGTAGAAGTTCATGGCAATTCAGGAAGTATTGATTGCGGTGGTAGTTGTGAAGTCAGTGGAGATGTCAAAGGAGATATAGATGCAGGTGGCTCTGTAACTTGTGGTAACGTATTAGGTGATATAGATGCTGGTGGAAGTGTGAGATGTAGAAGATAAGGAGAATAACATAATGTATAACAAATTAACAGACAAACAGTATAACATTGCCATTGGTATTATCTTACTTTGGGGATTTTTAGTGAATACAATAATGTGTGTATTTTTTCAAGACACATTTTGCAACTTAAATCCAACAATGGTATTAATTGGCTACTTTGTAGTTGCATTAGCAGGTATTGGTATGAGTGAGTTTTCAGACAACCCAATTGTGAGTTTTATAGGATATAACTTAGTTGTATTGCCAGTTGGTGTAGTTTTAAGTATTTGCTTAAAGGATTATTATATGTCATCCATTGTACAAGCTTTTATTTTGACTACTTTGATTACCATTGTGCTTATCATTGTATCAAGTATTAAACCAGAAATATTTCTATCAATGGGAAAAACATTATTTATTTGTTTATCAGCAGTTATAGTAATTGAATTTATTATGATTTTATTTGGTAATGTACCTAAATGGTGGGATTGGATTGTCGCATTGTTATTCTGCGGATATATTGGATATGATTGGGCAGAAGCACAAAATAATGCAAAAACTTTAGATAATGCTATAGATAGTGCAGTTGCTTTATATCTTGATATCATCAATTTGTTTTTAAGACTGTTAGGAAGCAGTAAAGATGATGATTAAAAGTAGCAGGAAACCATTATTTCTTTGCAATGGTGGTGATTAAAATAAAGAAAATATTAAAAGCAATAATGTTTACATTGCTATGGTTTCTGGTAGCGACAACGGTTTGTATTGCTGTTAGAGGAATTATTTACGTCATCGGCTTATTAATTGGAGAAGTTATAGCAACGTTATTGTCAATTATATTATTACTAATATTCATGGCAGTGTTTATTTATAAAGAATTTTTATAGGAGGATTAAATGGGAACAATTACAATTTTACCAGAAACAACTAAAAATCCAATTACATTAATGGGTGCAAGAGCAGGATGTTGTTGGAATGCAAATGTTTCTGATGATGAAAAGAATTATAAGCGTGGACTTGATTGTATAAAATCAGGACATGGGCGTGTGATGGAATATGTTAATGTTGAAATGATTATAGATGGATATTCGGCAAAAACAATCCGTGAATATTACACTCATATAGTTGGAGCAAGCAGATTACAGGCAAGTACAAGATATATTGATTATTCTAAAGGAGAAGGTTTTGGTTATGTAACACCACAATCAATTAGTAACGATGAAGATGTTGCTGCAACATGGCATAGTGTTATGAGTTATATTAACACTAATATTCAGCATCTCATTAATAACGGAGTACCAGTCGAAGATGCAACAATGTTACTCCCGTTAGCTTATTGTACAAAAATGGTAGATAAACGTAATCTCAGAAGTCTTATTGAAATGAGTAGAGTTAGAATGTGCAGTCGTGCTTATTGGGAGTATAGAGAATTATTCAAAGACATTTGCAATGCTTTAAGAGAATATTCAGATGAATGGAAGTGGATTGTAGATAATCTTTTCCACGCAAAATGTGACGAAGTAGGTTATTGTACTGAAACTAAGTCATGTGGCAGAAGACCGAAGAAGGAGAATATATAATATGAGAAATCCAGATAGATTAGATGATTTTTACTCGCAGTTATGTGAGATACATAAAAAGTCATTCCCAGATTGGAGATTTGGGCAATTATGCAGTAACTTTTTTGGATGGTTGGCTTCTGAAAAGAAAATGGATTTATTCTTTCCAGAAGAGTCACAAATGCTTACATATTTAAGAGAATTTTGTGGAGAGGAGAATTCTAATGGAGAAAATTGACATAGTAAAAAGAGTCAAAGAGCTTAATGCTGCATCAGAAGCTTACTATAATGGTAATAAGCCGATTATGTCAGACTATGAGTTCGATTGTAAGTTTGACGAATTAAAGAAGTGGGAAGAAGAAACTGGAATTGTTTTATCCAATAGTCCTACACAAAATGTGGGATATGACGTTGTATCAAATCTTGAAAAAACGACACATTCTCATCCAATGTTATCATTAGGCAAAACTAAATCAGTGGATGATTTAATAAAATTCTCTAGTGGTAAGGATTGTGTAATCTCACTAAAGATGGATGGTCTTACTGTTCTAAACACATATGAAAATGGTAAATTACAAAAGAGTGAAACAAGAGGAAATGGTGAGGTAGGTGAAGTTATCACTCACAATGCTAAAGTGTTTGATAACTTTCCTATTAATATTCCATTTGATAAAAAGTTTGAAATTGAGGGTGAAGCAATTATCACTAAAAATGATTTTGAACATATAAACACTAATGGAGAATATAAGACTTGCAGGAATTTAGCTTCTGGTTCAGTTAGACAGCTTGACAGTAAAATTGCAAAGGATAGACATGTACATTTTGTTGCATGGAAAGTTCCATTCGGTCTTAAAACATACACTGAAGGATTTAGAATTGCAGAATATTATGGCTTTGAAGTAGTTCCATATGTTACATACAATAGTAATACAGATGATATAAATGAAAAAATTGAACAGTTAAAAGCTATTGCAAATGAAAAATTATATCCTATAGATGGATTAGTTATTTCTTATAATAATGTAGAATATGGTAAATCACTTGGAATGACTGGACATCACCCTAAACATTCACTTGCTTTTAAGTTTTATGATGAAGAATCCGTATCTACATTAAAAGATATAGAGTGGAGTATGGGGAAGATGGGCAGTTTAACGCCTATTGCGATTTTCGATTCGATAGAAATTGACGGGACTCAAGTGGAGAGAGCTTCGCTTCATAATGTATCAATTTTAAAAGAGTTAGAGTTGGGTATTGGCGATGAAATAACTGTCATAAAAGCCAATCAGATAATTCCTCAGATAAAAGAAAATCTTACTAAAAGTAATACTTATGAAATTCCTATATTCTGTCCTATTTGTGGCGGTACAACTAAAATAGTAAAAGATAATGATTCAGAAGTGCTTATGTGTGATAATCCTGATTGTCAGGGCAAACTCTTAGGAAAACTTGCACATTATTGTTCAAAAGAAGCTATGAATATAGATGGTTTATCAGAAGCTACACTTAAATTTCTCATAAATAAAGGCTGGGTTAAAAGATATATTGACTTATACAATCTTGACCAGTATTACGATATATGGATTAAGTGTGAAGGTTTTGGTGCTAAGTCAGTTCTTAAAATACTTGATGCTATAAAAGAATCTGCACATACAACTTTAAGTCGTTTTATAAATTCTCTTTCAATTCCTCTTATTGGCAAAACAACAAGTAAACAGATATCAAATGCTTGTGATAATGATATAAGAACATTTATGACAGTTATTAACCAGTATGGTGCTAGTTATTTTAGCAATATTGATGGTATTGGTGACACAATGATAACTTCTTTTAATAATTATTGGAAGAAAAATAGAGATAAAGTACATCAATTATGTACAAGACTTACATTTGAAAAGCCAACACCAATTGTTAAAACAGATGACTATAAAGATTTATTTGGACTTACATTTGTAATAACAGGTTCACTCAATCATTTCTCTAATAGAGATGAACTTAAAAATAAAATAGAAACATATGGTGGCAAGGTATCAGGATCTATATCTGCAAAGACTTCTTACCTTATTAATAATGATGTTAATTCTACATCATCTAAAAATCAAAAAGCAAAATCGCTTAATATTCCAATTATATCAGAAAAACAGTTCTTATCTATGATTAGATAATTATTTTTATTAGGAAGGAGGTGAGAATTGAAGAGTGAATTATATAAATGCAGGTAAACTAAGAAGTTTTCTTGAAAACGTGCCTTCTGATTCTTATGTGGCGGTAGGTACAAGAGAGAATAATGAAATAGAAGAAATTAGACAAGAATCTGGCATTGTTGATATGAATATAAAATCTGTCGGATTCGATACTAATGGTTCTAATGAAGTATATATCAAATTATATACAAACAAATATGATGGAAGTGGGTGTTTAAGATTTACAAGATAAGTAAGGTAATAGCTCCTATTGCTATTGCAGGTATAGTAGTCGCCCCTTTGTGGGCTAGTAATAATGTACATATTAATACTGCGAAAGCAGCACAGGTTAGTTATTATGAATCACGTTTCTATATAAAAGTTCGTCAGAATATGTTTAAACGTCAGTTGCAGATGAATAAGTTGGACGAAATTGAAGAAGCAGTTGATGAAACAGAGAATATTATTATAGAAGAAACTTATTATATTGACCTTGATGTACCTAGCGAAAAACCATTCAAAAGTTATATGGATGCTAGAATGATAACAAGTACAAATTCAGCACAATATAAGCTTAAATCTGAGTATGAACTTGATGATTCAGGTATCTATATGGTTGATGGACGCTATGCTTGTGCTATCGGTTCTTATTATAGTACGGAGATAGGAACATATTTTGATATTGTTATGACATCGGGTGAAGTAATACCTTGTATTTTAGCAGATTGCAAAGCAGATGAGCATACTGATAATTTAGGACAATATACATTAGGAAATGGTTCTATTGTAGAATTTGTTGTAAATGAGCCTACATTAATTCCGAACATTAGTAATCAGTGGGGAAATACAGGCGATGTATCTACTTTAGGTGGAATTTTTGAAGGTGAAATAGCTTACATAAGAATGTATTTTGATTAAGGAAGGAATGGAATATGTTAGAAACAACAGCAGTTATTAGATTAGACAATATTAAAAGAATAAAAGATTTTGTAGATATAGTGTCTAAATATGATGAAGAAATAACAATTAAATCACACAGATATGAAGTTAATGCAAAATCTATTATGGCAATATTTTCACTTAACCTGTTAGAACTGGTAAATGTTTGTCTATATTGTGATGATAGAAATGTGATTGAAAGATTTATAAAAGATATGGAGGAATTCGAGTGATTGTATTAGTTGGAAAAAGCTGTTCAGGGAAAGATAGTGTAGCGAAAATATTGTGCTCTATGGGATATTCAAGAGTTGCCACCTGTACAACAAGACCTATGAGAATAGGAGAGACTGATGGTGTAGATTATTATTTCGTTACTCAGTCTGAATTTATGAATATGATCGAAAAAGGCGATTTTGCAGAATATAGAGAATACGAAACTGAAAAAGGAATGTGGTTATATGGCAGTCGTTTAGATGATTATAAATATGCATCTAATAAGGTCATTATTTTAACCCCTAAAGGTCTTGAAAATATTAAGAAGAAATATCCTTATTTACCTATTGTTTCTATATACCTTGAGGTATCTAATAAAGAACTTAAAAAGAGAATGTTCATGCGTTCCAATGGTTCTATTGAAGACACCAAAGAAAACAAGCGTAGATATAAAGCTGATAAGAAAGATTTCAAGCATATTAAGAAGTATGTTGATTATGTAGTGAATAATGAATTAAGGGATGCTTACGATACTGCTCATATCTGTAAGGAGTTAGATGAAATTGAAAAAAAAAAACATAGAAAGAATTTATTGTGGAAATCGTAATTGTCCATATATAGATTGTGTAAGACATAATAAGAACACACCGTTTAATGTCCAATTCCTTAGAGAAAATTATAGCTTAGATAAAAATGGTGAATGTAAATACAAATTAAGCGATTGGAGGATTGATTATGTTAATAGAGACTACAGAAATTAATATGAATAATATTACTGTTAGCGATTGTATAGAATTGTTTGAATGTAAGAATACAAGAGTCGTTATTAGTGATGGTAATGTTGTTGAATTTGAGGAGGAATAAATATTGAAGGTAATTAAAAGAGATTGTTCAGAAGTTAATTTTGATAAATCAAAAATATCATCCGCAATTCTTAAAGCTATGAAAAATGGATCTGGTATTGTAAAGCCTAAGATTGCAGAAGATATTGCAGAAGAGATTGAAAATGAATGTAAGGATAAAGACGAAGTAAGTATCTCTGATATTGAATCAATGGTTTATGATAAATTGATTACAAAGAAACAGAGACTTACTGCAAAAGCGTATGAAGGATATAGAAGTATTCGTGAGTTTCAGAGAGAAAATGAGAATACGACAGATTCCGAGATTCATAATCTTGTAGAAGATAAAGATGAATATTGGAAGGATGAAAATGCAAATAAAAATCCAGTATTAAATCCCACTAAAAGAGATTATATTGCTGGATCTGTTAGTACAGATATGACAAAAAGATATTTATTATCTCCTGAAATAATTCAAGCTCATAATGAAGGACTAATTCATTTTCATGATGCTGATTATTTCTTACAGCATATGCATAACTGCGGATTAGTAAATTCTGAAGATATGCTTCAGAACGGAACGGTTATAAGTGAAACAATGATTGAGAAGCCACATAGCTTTTCTACAGCCTGTAATATAGCTACACAGGCTATTGCACAGATTGCTAGTAACCAATATGGAGGACAGAGCATTTCTTTAGCACATCTTGCTCCATTTGTTAATGTGAGTAGAAAATCAATTAGAAAGAAAGTAACAGAAGAATTATATAATAATGGATTAATTAGTGAATATAATGAAGAACTCGCAGAAGTTGTTCATATCACCAATAAACGATTAAAAGAAGAAATAGAAAAAGGCGTTCAAACAATCCAGTATCAGTTGGTTACACTTATGACAACAAATGGACAAGCACCTTTTATTACAATTTTTATGTATCTGAACGAAGCAAAGAACGAATGTGAAAAAGCTGACTTGGCAATGTTAATTGAAGAAATGCTTCACCAGAGAATTCAGGGGGTAAAAAATGAAGATGGCGTTTACATTGCTCCTGCATTTCCAAAGCTTATTTATGTATTGGAAGCAGATAATATTACAGAAGATTCTAAATATTGGTATCTCACAGAATTAGCAGCTGAATGTACATCTAAGAGACTTGTCCCTGATTATATTTCTGAAAAGATGATGCTTGAATTAAAAGGAGATGTCTATACTTGTATGGGTTGCCGAAGTTTTCTGACCGTTGATAGATTTACAGATAAAGTAGGGAATATTGCAAACGCAAAGAACTTTGATCCAAGCAAACACAAATATTATGGACGATTTAATCAAGGTGTCGTAACAATTTCTCTTCCAGATATTGCTTTCTCATCTGACGGAGATTTTGATAAGTTTTGGGAAATCTTTGAGGAAAGAACTGAGTTATGTCATAAAGCACTTAGGGCAAGACACGAGAGATTACTTGGAACATCTTCTGATGTAGCACCTATTTTATGGCAGCATGGAGCATATGCGAGATTAAAGAAACATGAGAAAATTGACAGACTTCTTTATGATGGTTATTCTACAATCTCGCTTGGTTATGCTGGCTTATATGAATGTGTAAAATTTATGACTGGTCATTCTCATTCTGATGAAGGGATTGGCGAAGAATTTGGATTAAAGGTTATGCAGTCGTTAAATGATAAATGTAATCAGTGGAAACAAGCTGAAAACATTGACTATAGTTTGTACGGAACACCATTAGAGTCCACAACTTACAAATTTGCAAAGTGCCTAAAATCTCGTTTTGGTAGCGATATCTTTGAAAGATTAGATGGTTTTGATAGAAATTATATTACTAATTCATATCACATTCCTGTCTTTGAACATATCACGGCATTTGAAAAGTTAAGAATCGAATCAAAATTCCAAAAATTAAGTCCAGGAGGAGCAATTTCATATATCGAAGTACCAAGTATGACTCATAATATTCCTGCTATATTAGAAGTCATTAAGTTTATTTACAACAACATCATGTATGCAGAGATTAACACAAAGAGTTGTTATTGTGAAAAATGTGGCTTTGATGGTGATATTCCTCTTGTATCAGACGAAAATAATAGACTTAAATGGGAATGTCCTAGCTGTGGGAATACTGACAATACAACAATGGATATAGCATTTAGAGTTTGTGGTTATATTGGTACTGCAAAAAATGGTGGTAATCAGGGTAGGTATGGTGATATTCATGATCGTGTTTATCATTTGGACGACATGGAATATACGGAGGATTAAATATGAGGTATGCGAGTATACGTAACCTTGATATTAGCAACGGGGCGAATATTGGAGTCGCCCTGTTTGTTCAAGGATGTGACAGAAATCCACACTGTAAAAACTGTTTCAATTCTGAAACATGGGATTTTAATGGTGGAAAAGAGTGGACAGAAAAAACAAAAAATAAATTTATGGAACTTATTGATAGACCATATATTAAGCGAATTTCCATCTTGGGTGGTGAACCACTTGCAGAACAAAATTTGGATGATGTTTTATCTTTAATCAAGGAAATCCGAGAAAAATATCCAATTTCTCAAAATCACAATTCAGAAAACATAGGAAAATCAAGGGTTTTAGAAGATGAAAATTCCAAGGAAATCCGTAATTCTTTTCCCAACAAAACAATCTGGTTATATACGGGATATAAATTTGAACAAATAAAAGATGCATTTATTGAATCAAAGAAATGGTTACAAGCAAGTTGGAAACATTCCGCAATTATTCGATGGGAGATTATTTCTAATGTAGATGTGCTCGTTGACGGAGAATATATAGATGAGCAAAAAGATCTTACGTTGAAATGGTGTGGTAGCAGAAATCAGCACGTCATAGATGTAAAACAGTCTATGGCTCAAAACAAAATGGTTTTATATTGTGATTAGGAGGTAATTACTATGTCTTATGTAGATATTGCAAATGAAGAATCATCTGATATTCAGGCTGATGGTGAAGACTATTATGTTGCATTGCGTAATCTCGAAAACAAATATGGATATGACGAAGATATTGTAACAATAATTAGAATGTGTAATCAGTGGCAAAATAGCTTTCATAAAATGCAAGGTCGCTGCAACGAATTTATTATGGCAACAACTTCATATGAGGCACGAATTAAATCTATATTAGAGAATAAAACAGAGGATGAATAATAATGACTAAAGAAGATATTAAAAAGGGCATAGTTGTATATTATGCCCGAATACTAAGACAGGTAGGAACATATGAAATAATTGAATTACTTATAAGAACAGTAGAAGATGATTACTTTGTTGGAGTTGATAAGCGTGATAAACATGTATATTTATTTTCATACAATAATCTTAATAAGTTAATATTTAACGACAGACAAAAATGTTTAGATACTGTATTAGACAGTGAAAAGAATGCACCTAAAATAAGTAGCGAAAAAGAATATGAAGAATATTAGTAAGGCACAATGATAAAATGATATATGAAATTAAAGATTTAACTAAAATAACAACTTATAGCACTTTGGCTAAAGAGTTAAATGAAACCAATGAAGCATTTTATGAATATGTATCTGATTATATTTTTTCAAAGATAGTAAACTCTCAGATGTCGCATAATTTGTTTAAATATGAACGATTTATTCAATTTTTAAAAAGAAGATATTTTAATGATTGTAACAATACAGAATTAATATATACAATTGGACTATGTGTTTCGACAATTGAAATTTGTAAACATCAATATAATCATTTATACAATGAATACAACACAAATAATATAGTAAAAGAGTTATTGCAAGATGATAATAAGAAGAAAATAATTCTAAAAATATATAATAACCCTGACATACATTTAATAAAATTAATTAATGATCTTGATATTACGCTTGAAAATGAATCATCCGAAAAACACACATTAATAATAGAACACATTAATACATTAATAGATTTAGGTATGATAATAAATTATAACAAAATTTTATCTGCATCTCCCATATTAGTGCGATATATACAGAATAATAAAGTAAAGGAGTGATTAAGTACGGCAAATTACTTATATGATAAATTTAAAGGTCAATATAGAATACGTGCTCCAATAAATCAGTTGACAAATGACTTCAATCGAAAATTAAATGGTACTTTAGAAGATATAGATTGTTATATAGATTGTCAATTTGGCAATAAGGTGTTTTATTATGGACACAATATTTTACAAGCTTATATCCCTTCTCTTGGAAGAGGACATAACATTCTTAAAAATCTTGAAGAAACGGACAAATCTCTGATATTTGACATTGAAGAAACGGACGCTGAAATTCTGTTTAAATTCAAATTCATCAACTCTGACAAAATTATCCCACTATTAAAACCAAAAACTTCAGGCTCTCAGATAAGTCCTTTTTCATCCAAAAATCTCCCAAAATCTAATTTTAAAATACCAGAATATAAATTGACACAGTACAAAGAAATCGTGTCTAAAATTCCTCCTGAGAAGCTTTTAACCCTAAGTAGAATGACACATTCTTATTTACAAACTTTGGTTACAAAGAAGAACACTTGGGAGAATATTAAATCAGATATGAGATTAAAATGTCTTAAAGGTAAAGAATATATTTACTGCATTGGTAAGTGGGACGAGTATCTTGTATATCTTAAAAATAACATTAAAAATATGTAGACAATTAAGGAGTAAAAATAACTTATGTATGAAGTAAAAAAGTGTGTAACCGATAAGAAGCTTAAAGAATATGGCTTTAGATATAAATCAGACGGAGATTATACATATAGAACTGTTATATATCAAAATGGGAAAAGACCTGTAATATTCCTGACATTCTATATTAATCTCGAAGAGAGAACATTTAACAGCAGAGTATCTGATACCACAGGCACATATTATCCTTATTATGATGATAGTCGTCAAGGTGATACTTTGTATAAGATACTTAAGAATTGTGTTGAAAAGGAAACAAGAAAATTAGTAAAGGCAGGTATTATAAAGATGATAAGTATAGAAAACATAAAAGGTACAGTAGTTAATAGCACAACAATTAAGCTTAAGAAACTTAGAGATAATGTACAGATTCCAACAAGAGGTAGCGAATATGCGGCAGGATATGATTTATACGCTGCTATTACATCTCCTGTGATAATAACACCACATACAACTGTTAAAATTGGTACTGGCATAGCAGTAGAAATTACTAATGGTTATTTTGGTGCTGTATTCGCAAGAAGTGGGTTAGCAACTAAAGAAGGCTTAAGACCTGCTAATGCAGTAGGTGTAGTAGATAGTGATTACAGAGGTGAATGTATAGTGGCATTACATAATGATTCTGATACACCTAGAACTGTTACGCCAGGAGAAAGGATAGCTCAGTTGGTTATAATGCCTTATCTTCAAGTTGATTTTGAAGAAGTGAATGAATTGTCTGATACTGTAAGAGGTGAAGGTGGCTTTGGAAGTACTGGAAAGGCGTGATTATGAAAGAAAAAGTTCCGATTTATCAAAAACAGAACCTTACACTTGAAGAAGCTGCTGAATACTCCAATATTGGAATAAATAGATTAACTATGTTGATTAAAGAACCTACTTGTAATTTTGTATTATATGTAGGAAATAAAAGATTGATAAAAAGAAAATTATTTGATGAATTTATAGAAAATATAAATATGATTTAATGATGTTGAAATTATTACGGTTGAGTGATATTATTTAGGTGTAAGTATATCACTCAATCCTTTGTTTTAATAAAGAAATAAAGGTGATATTTTATGAACAAAAAAGATATTAAAGGAAGAGTATTAAAAGAAGGTGAAGACCAGCTAAAAGATGGTAGGTATCGTTATAGATTTACAGATAAATATGGAAAAAGAAAAGCCATATATTCGTGGAAACTTGTATCAGTAGATAAAACCCCTGCTGGGAAAAAAGATGATTTGTGTTTACGTGCAAAAATTAAACAGATAGAAAAAGATCTTAATGACAACATAAACACATATAAAGCTCAGTCGAAAGTTAATGATTTGATTAATATGTACCTAGATACAAAAGTGAACTTAGCAAACAGTACATTAAATAATTATAAGAATATGTATGAGGTGAATATTAAAAATTCTATGCTGGGCAACATGCAGATATGCTCAGTTAAGAAATCTGACATATTAAGATTCTATAAATATTTATATATTGATAAAAAACTGTCAATTGGTACAATACAATTATATCAAAATCTTTTGTATCCAGCTTTTCAATTAGCTGTCGATGATTCTACAATTAGGCTCAACCCTTGTAAAAATTGTATGAAGGAATATGTGCGTGGTTCGATGGATTCTCCAAGAATTGCTTTAACAAAAGAACAACAAAAAAGGTTATTGTCTTTTGTAAAAAACAACAATATATATAAACGATATTACCCAGTGTTTGCAACAGTACTATGTACTGGACTAAGAATTAGTGAAGCAATGGGATTAACATGGAATAATATTGATTTTAAAAATCACTATATAACTATTGACCATCAAATATTATATAGAAAAAAAGATTGTGTAATTAAGCATTATGCTTCAGTACCCAAGAATAAAAAGACTAGACATATTCCTATGCAAAAAGATATTGAAAAACTCTTACAAAAATATAAAAATGAAACATATTTTATTAGCGTATCTTCAAATATCAATATTGATGGGTACACCAATTTTGTATTTTTAAACAGAGAAGAAGGATTGTTTACCCCTAATACATTAACAAGGACTTGTCATTCGTTACGAGAAAGCTGCAATAAAGAAGAAATTGAAGCTGCACAATGGGAAGAAAGAGAACCAGTTCTCATTCCTGATTTTACTTTCCATGTTCTTAGACATACATTTTGTACTAGAATGGCAGAAAATGGGATGGATGTTAAAGTATTACAGGAAATTATGGGACATAGTAATATAGCTGTTACAATGCAAGTTTATAATCATGTAAGTGATGACAGAGCAATTAATGAAATGAACAAGATTCAAAATGTTATAGGATTATAAAATAACCCATTATAGCACTTTAACCCAATTTTTAACCCAATTGAACTGTATTTTATATAGAGTTATAAAGAGTTATATAAAGAAGAATCCTTATTTTGTAAGGATATAAAGACATATATAGACTTATAAAAACTCTTAAAACATACAACAAGAAAGAAATTGTTACTGTAGATTAATTTCTATAGAGTAACTTATTTAATGAGTCTGTCCTTTAGAGGGCAGGCTCATTTTTTATGCCTTTCGGTGTACGTTTCTAATAAATGAAAGTTTCTAATCTGCCTGGATGGTGGGACGGATACAGCTAAGACCAAAGGTGTTCCTGTTCATAGATATATTCTTTTTGGCTCCTTATTAAGAATATAGGTGAAATACATTCTTAGCATATGCTTTCTTTTAAGCTTTGCTTGCATAAATAGCATTTTAGTAGTATATTTAAAAGGCATAATTTATATAAGGAATGGTATATTT